AAGGGCGTAATCCGCTCCCGCAATATAGCCGCGACCCTCTTTTAATATTTCTTCTTCTGAAGTAAAAATCGCGGCCTTAGTTTTCTCTACCTTAACTTCTGCGCGAGTTTGTTTGGCGGACGGGGAGAAATACGCGCAACCGCCTAAAAGCACGGCAAAACAGAGAATAGCGACGAATATATCGCGTTTAAAACGATTGAAAGAGTCCATAAGTGTACAGATTTACACAAAATGAACAAAATCGAGATTAATGAGACTGAGAAGCTTTTTCCTGTAGCATTTTGATAGAGGCTTCGTCTAAGGCTAATTTAAGCCTAAACTCAGCCAAATCCTTAGTAAAAACTATATCGGACGCTTTAAGTTCTGAAATAGAACTATTAATTGAAGATTGGAATGACAATATAGAGTCAAGTTTTGAATTTATTGAGCTTGCCCACCATATAGAAGTTGCAAAAATGCTAAGGAAGGCTACTACAAGTCCTACTCTAACCGGGGTGCTTTCGCTAATAATGACCCTATCGCCATTTTCATTATCTGATTTATTCATAATATATTAAATTGTATTATTATTTACACTTAATAATTAATAATCTAAACCATTTAAATTCATGAATTGATTAGGTAAATAATTGCATAACCAATATGGCATGTCTTTATCTTTCAGTATAAAATTGCCCAAGATGCAAAAATCTTCAAAATTAACTTTATTCCCCTTCAAATTGTTGCATTCCCAGCAACAAACAACAAGATTATCTTCTAAATATCCAATTTTATTATCTTTCCTATCTAAATTGTACCGATGAGTTTTACCGTTCGGTATCCATAGTATGTCTCTATTGCAATAAAAACAGTTTTTTATTTTAGTAAAAGCTAAAAATTGTTCATAAGTCAAATCACATTTAATAGACTTTCTTTTAGCCCCACGAACAAGCTTATGATAGGTTGACAAAAATGGTTTTAAGTAATGCCTTTCGTTAAGCTTATTACACCATTCTTTAGATGAATATTTACCAAGTATCATTGACATTTTGAATTCCCACAATCTTTACATATGTAACATCCAGAATCCCTCTGGATATTATCTCCCCCACAATTTGAGCAATTTTCTCCTGTTATTTTGACTCCATTTTCTATATATATCTTAATTGTTCTAGCCAGACATTTAGCGAAAGATGTCAAATCTCCTTTGGTCTTTTCCAATTGATGCACAATGAAATTTAAAGAGCTTCCGTGCCTTAAGGCACAAGAAATTAATCTCGTTAAAGCCTCTGCCGACTCATCTGAATGTCCATTATCTAATTTATATTCATCGTGAGTTATTTTATCTTTAAATATATAATTTCCGCGACCATTTTTAATAATTAGTCCCTCTTTAGCATCTTTAGGGATAAATTCATGATTTTTGTCTCTATTGAATCCAGTGAATATTTCATATGGTTGACCGTTAATAAGCCCCATTCCAACATAATATTTATCGCCTTTCACTGTAAAAAAATGCAATTTACCATCTATTTCGCTTGGACGTTTTGGAGCATCATTATATTTAATGAATTTGTCTTCTTTTTTCTTGTCTATATCAACCAAGACACCAGTTCTACAATTTTTTCGATAGATAGTTATTCCCTTACACCCACTTTTCCATGCCGATTCATATATTTCCGCAACTTTATCTATAGAAACATTTTCTGGTAAGTTTAAGGTTGAAGATATAGCGTGATCAATATGTTTTTGAGCTATAGATTGTAATTTAACTCTATCTGGCCAATTTAGATCTTCGGCGCAGCAGTTATACCATGGAGACTTTTTAATATCAGCTTCCTTCGTAATGTCCATCCAATTAGATATTTGGGGGTGATAAACAATAAATTCTTGCCACTTGTCGCCCACATTATCTATAAAATCAATTTTTACATTTTTATCCTCGTGAGTTATTTTTTTTCTCCTAATATATCCGGCTTGAAATAACGGCTCAATTCCGCTTGTCGTTTTCGTTAAAAGTGAAACTGTTCCGGTTGGTGCCGTGGTCAAAATTGAAATGTTTCTTCGTCCATATTTTTTCATTTCCTTCCATAATTCTTCATCCTCATCTTTAATTCTTAACAAGAACGGATTATTTTTTTCTAAATCATGATTCCAAACTGGAAATGCGCCCAATTCTTTAGCCATTTCAACGGAAGACCAATAACAAGCTAACTTCAATGTTTTATAAATTTTATTGACCTTCTTGAATGATTCCTCTGATCCATATTTAATATTTAATGCGGCTAATGTGTCTCCAAGAGCAGTGATTCCGCTTCCGGTTCTGCGACCGTTAGAGCAATTTTCTCTAATGGTCTTCCATAGTTCTAATTCTCTAGATTTGACATCTTTTGATTCCGGGTCTTTATTTATTTTTTCGATAATCCTATCAATATGTTCCAACTCTAAATCAATAGCATCATCAATTAATCTTTGCATTATTTTAGAATCAGTAAAGAAAGATTCATAGTTAAATTTTGCTTTATCTGTGAATGGATTTTCTACATATGATAAAAGATTAATGACGATTAAACGACAAGAATCTAAAATACTGAGAGGCAACTCAGAACAGGGATTAGTACTTGAAGTTTCAAATCCAAAATCTTTATAACAATCCGCCGGGCTTTCTTTGATAATCGTATCCCAAAATAATAATCCCGGTTCGGCCATGTTATGAGCATTTTTAATAATTTCCTTCCAAACATCTTTGGCTTTTACCTTGATGGATATTTGGGGATTTTTACTATCTACTGGCCATCTTTGTTCATAGTCTAAATCTTTATCGACAGCGTTTAAAAATTCATCAGTTAACTTTATAGAGATATTTGCTCCGGTGACTTCATTCTTATCTTTCTTAATGGAGGTAAAATCTAAAACTTGTGGATGGTGAATAGAGATTGTAAGCATTAAGGCTCCACGTCTCCCTCCTTGTCCGACCTCTCTAATAGAGTTAGAGAACCTCCTCATAAACGGAATGATTCCAGTCGTTGTTCTCGATGAATTCTTGACTATCATTCCAGATGGTCTAATATGGGAAATATCTGCTCCGTTTCCACCCCTTCTTTTACTTATTTGAACTAATTGCTCATCTGTTTTACATATTCCACCATAACTATCGGTTGGGGGGTTAATTACATAACAATTACTTAATGTTGCATATTGATAATAATTCCCTATTCCAAACATCATGCTACCCTGGGGAATTATCTTTTTAAACTTGTCTAAAAGATTGAATATTTCTTCTTTCGATAATGGATTTTTGAATTTCTTAGATTCTATTCTCGCTAATTCAGTAGCAATTCTATTATGCATCTTAATCGGAGAATCTTCCAATATTTCATCAAATACTTTAGCCGCTAAATCATCATTATCAAAGTAATCTAAAGATACTTTTAAAGCATCTTTATAAGAGAAAGTTTTATCCATATTTTGTAACTATATTTTACATTACAAACTACTCTAAAGCAAGAAAATTTTGAAAGAAGCTAATTTAGATTAGGAGGGGAGAAATTAAGTGTAAGATTTTCTATTTTAGATCGAACCACTTATTTTTTTTCATTTTCTCTTTGAGATTGCGTTTACGAACGTCATTATGTACGGCGCCATTTCGCTCTTTGGAATAATTTTGGTAGTACTTTTCTTGGATAGGGTCTTTTTCACCCACTTTGTCTTTTCTTTTCAAACTCATCTCTTTTGACCTATCAAAAAGGTCGCCGATCGTTCCTTTGGAATTTGTCTTCTTGTTGAAGTCGGCGGCGGAAAACGGATCTATATTAACAGAATCTATTGCGGCATTTGGAGAAACAAAGATACGATTCCAAGAATTTCCATCTTTATCAATAAATTCTTTCTTATCGTTCATCCCTAATAGGATTTCTCGAATTTCTCCTTTATATTCAAAAAGGTAAAGTGGCATTTTTATTCCTTAATCAAATCTTTTTCAATTTTATCAAGGATATAATCTACTGTTTTATCATAAGTAAATTGTTCTTGTAATTTAATACCCTCTTTATTCTTAGTAAAGAATTTATTATACCCTTGTCTATTTTTTTGCATATTTATATATATTATTATGAATAAGGATTCTTCTAATCATAGAATTGGAGACTTCATATTTTTCAATTAATCCTCTGACACCAATGCCATCACTGTAATCTTCACAGATATTTCTACGTATTTCTTTGCCAAGGCTGAATGCATAATCATCTGAATATTCAAATTTCTTTAAGAATCTCACTTAATGCAGATTTATAGGTTCTTTCTTGTAATTCTAGTCCATTATTATTAATAGGATTACTTTCTATTCTTTTTATACATTCCTCGCATTTATTAATAAAGTCGTCTTCATTCCATGTAAAAAAGTTACCCTGTTGAAATATATTGCCCTTATTAAAGAAAATTCCATCAGCAGAGTCTTCTTTCCCGGATGGTTGGACTAAACAGCTATTATTAGTGTCCGCCCAATCCTTAAATCCATTAGCGTTTAAAATTACCGAATGTTTACCTAGTCCAACCGAATGAAATTCTCCGGCCCCAAAGTTTTCCCCACCACCCATTCCAATAACCGCATGAGAAGATTGCAAAAAGTCACTATAAGAATCATTTCCATTTATCCAATTTAAAAAATGAATATTTCCATATTCTTTCCCGCCTAAGCTCTCTTTAAAGAATCTGGCATTATGATCAATAGTCTGACCATTAATATTTTGTACTAAAAACGGATTATAAAGGGCGGCCTGCAAAAAGTATTTAGTTTTCTCTCCAGTTCTAGAAGCTCCAAACCTTTTTAGCCAAGATTGTATAACTTTTTGGTGTCCCTTTCTACGTTCCCATTTTCCGAGTAAATTAAAAACTATTCTATCATCATTCCAATATTTTTTATCTTTTACTTTAAAATTAAAAGAATCGAATCCTAATTGGAGATACTTAACATTGTTTAATCCATAATCTTCACACGTCCTTTTAAAATAATTAGATGTTACGAATACTGTCTTTTTCTGAGATAATATGTTTTTTTCATATTCTGTAATAGAATCTGTCTCAATAAAAGTTATGAAATGTTCTTCATCACTGATACTTTGTAAGGCGTCCTGATTACAATGCCATAACCGAATGGCAGGGGTTTTGCGATTATGTTCCTTAATAAACTTATTAATGTTTTTTTGTAACCATTCATTAAATTTAATGTCTACTATTTGTCCAGATAAATCAACTCCTCCTATGGGAAGAATACATGGATTATGCCCATCTAAATAAGCTTGTCGGCAAATAGATATGCCAATGTTTCCGAAGCTTGTCGAATTTAAAGGTAAATGTAACGCAAATTTTTCACTCATATTTTATTATGTCTATATTACAAACTAAAAACCCGGAAATAAACTTAATTATCTCCGGGATGGCAACAAACAACTAACTAACATTTAGAAAATATCGTCGGATTCTGCTTCCTTGGGAGTGACAGGCTTGGGGGTATTAGGTTTTGCAACCGCGACAGTTTCGGAAGCATCTGATTTTGACTTAATTAAGCTTGTATATGTATCGTCGGACCAAAATAGCTTGTACTTAGGCTGTCTGGCCGGATCCTCTGCAAAGAATTTATTAGTGAATCCTGTTAGATTATATTTTTGCCCCCCGATTTCAACTTGAAGACTAAGATACTTTTCGCCTTTCTTAGATTCTTTAAGCCATAATCCACCAGCTTTTTTCTCAGAAAGTTCGATATTGTTGGGATAACTAGTTTTTGTTTCGGTTTCGTTCATAATATTTTATTGTATAACTATACTATATCTACAAATTTATTTTGTCAACTATTTTTTATCACAGTAAGAAAATTAAAATGTAAATTATTATACGAAAATAGCCGATTAGGTATAATAAAGAGATTTTAAACCTCTTTCATGAGTCCCTTGGAAGGACATTCTTGCCTCAAAAGCTGTTTTCGTACCATGAAAAAGGTTTTTATGATAAAAATAGCAATTGAAAGTTAAGATTTTTCATCACAGTATAAAATATATAGAGTAAATTAATATGCAAAATAGATACAATAGTAATATAAGAAGTATTTTAAACCTTTCTTATGGGTCATGAAGAATGATATCCCGCCTTTGTAAGCTGTTTTGCAGCATAAGAGAGGTTTTCTCTAAAATCTTATTGACAAAGAAAATTTGTACAGTATAATCATTTTAAATAAAATGAACAAGACGTAAACAGAAACATTAAATTTAAAAAGAGCGGGGCGGGCTATCATACAGTGGTTTGAAAGGGTATATATTCCAATATATTCTGATAACAGTTTTAGCCGGAAATGTATTCCGAGAAGGAATATGTCGCTACTCTATAAACACCACAGCAATAAAATTATAATATAGAAATATATTATTCCCACCCGGAGTTTTGTAGCAATACAAGGTGATTAGTCGTCCAGAAGCGGTCTGGATAGGTTTAGGAACAGTCCTATTAAATGACTATATAGCTTACCAGTTATAATGCAGGAATACCCTTCTTCCTTCCTTTTAGGATTAATTTAGGGACTCAAGGATTAAAACATAGTATATTCATCTCCTATAAGTTGGTATGTCAAAATACTAATTTTATAGGGGTGAAATGCGTACATAGATTTCTAAGGATATTACATATAACACATCGTTTTTGAGCGTAGCTCATCCGAACGAAGTGAAGGATTTCTTCGTAGAATCGTACGGTTCCGTACGACAATACTTCGTATAATCACTCAATCATCGAAAATTCTTCGGTCGTGATTTAAAAGAATCTTCGAATTATTAGGAGCGAAGCGACAATCCGAAGTGAAACGTAGGATTAATCTCGTAGAATTAGGAAGATTTCGGGCCAGAATTAAATATTATTCATTAACTTGATCCACATATAAATGATAATTATTTAGATTAGTAAACTTTCCAATAAACGTCTCTTGCAAGCACGGTACAGAAAAATAGACTAACCCTATTACAGATTAGCCTATCAAATTTATTATATTAATGTACTTTATTTAAAGCCCAAAACATCCTTATCATCTACCAATTCTATCTCTGACTGTCCAAAATATACCGACTTAGGATTTCCGTCATAAAAATATCTTACCGAATACTCAATTTCGTTTCTGCTAATATAGATTCCGCAAATTACCCCAGAAATATTTAAATCCTTAATTTTAACTTTTTGGCCAATTTCAAAGAGAAATTCGTAATTATTTTTAATTTGACTTTTGATAGGTTTAGACATATACTTCTATATTAACCTATGAAAGAGGTAAAGACAAGAAAAATTAATATTAAATTTGAGAATGCCAAAGAGTTAATCAAAATGTTTATTAATTCTGATGTTAAAATTAATTGGGGCGCGGAGGTAAAGATTTCCAGTAAATTATTATCACAGTTTCCAGAAATTGAATTCTGGCGCGAATTTTCATTGGGCGTGGTGAAATTTGATTCTTTATGTGTTTTTTTAAATGAAATACATAATAAAAGATTGCAAGACGAATACCAACTCTACCTCGCGGCCAAATCTATGAATAAAAAAGAAACATTTATTTTAGATTCTGCCCCAATTATAGAGATTAAAAATATAAAGAAAAAACCAAAGAATATATTAGAATTTGTGGATAATTGAAATTTTATGGATAGAAGCTAGGAATCCTAGTGATTGGGTTAAATACTTAATTGGTTTTGTGAAAATACCTCTATCCGCCAAAAAATATGAATAACTTAATAAATAAAATACACTCCTTCTTTTCTCCTCAACGAGAAATAGATAATCTATCTAAAGATAAATACGGCAAAACTGATTTGAGTAATTACAATAAGAAAATAAAAATTATAGAACAAAAAGATATTCCGATTAGAAGCCAAAATATTATAAGTGGAAATTATTATAAAAACTATAATCCAGATATTTATATATGTTCCGGCCAATTATCTAAAGAAGAATTTGATAGAATCACTAAAGAATATAACGAAAAACAAGAAAAAATTTAGTATTATATAACAAAGAAAAATTTATGGCAAAAGACAAGAAAACAAAAGAAGATGAAGTCGTAGATTCTGTAAAGATGGCGGCTGAATCGTTTTATAGGAGCAATAAAAACAATATTTATACAGAAGTGTCGGAACCATTTAAGGTTTCAACTGGTGTATTTTCCCTCGACCAGATTTTAGAAGGAGGCATTTCTTCGGGGATTTTGGCGAGACTGCTCGGTCCACCGACTTCTGGAAAAAGTTCAGAGGGTCTTTTAATTATCAAGAATTTCTTAGAATCTCGTCCAAAATGTAGAGCATTGATAATACCAACTGAAGCGCGCCTTACAGAAAAATTAAAATCTCGCTCTGGTATTAATTTCGTTGAAAATCCAGAGAACTGGACCAATAAAAGTTGTCTAATTTTACCGATGAATCTTTATGAGAAAATCGCCAATTTTATTTGGACACTGGTAAAGACTAATGAAATGCACAAGCCAGAAGATAGAGAGAACTTTATTATCATGATTGACTGCATGGACTATCTTTGTTTAGAGTCTGACATGTCAAAGGAATTTGGAGAAACTAGAAAAATTGCAGGAGCGCAATATTTAACTAAGATGCTATGGTCGAAATTAGCTCTTCCATTTAATGCTGGACAGCATATATTTTTAGCAATATCTCAACAGTCTGCCGCTCCTAAAATAGATCCATATAGTAAGGATCCATTAAGACAAGGCGGATCGAGTGGCGGTACAAATATTCAATATCAAGCATCTTTAGTTCTTGACTTTGCGACAAGATATGAAGGAGACTATCTGTTAGAAGATCCAAATCTTAAATATGACCCGAAAAAAAATAATAAAATTGGCCACGTCATAAAAGGAATGATAAGAAAATCTGATAATGAAAAATATGATGTCAAATTTGAATATAGTGTCAAATATGGGCGCGAGGGAGGAAATTCTATATTTATTGAAAGAGATATATTAGATCAATTATTAGGTTGGTCGTTTCTTAAAAGAGAGTCGTCTCAAGGGTCTTTAAATTTAGATACGACACTATTAAATGACTTAAGAAAAATAGACGCGGAAATTCCAGAAAAATTTAGAAGCTCCGATAGAGTGATAGAATATCTAGAATCAAAACCCGAAGTAACAAAATTCTTATTTGACAAATTTAGGTCAGTATTGTCAGACTAAATATTTTTTATAAATTCTTCTAAATTTCTCTAAACTTTTTTTGCTAAAAGAAATTTGCCCAGAAAAATATCTTTCTAATATCGGACTCAATATTACTGGGTAATCTACGAATTGATATATCAAATTATGTAATTTACAATATTCTTTAGCCGAATTAGACTTCTCTACGTTTTCAATTGTATGCCAAAAACACTTTGGCTTATTCTCGAACATGTATTTGTCGGTAATAAAATCTGGATAATATCTTCTAATCTTGTGCATTCCAGAGTGATAATACTTTATACCAAGATTCGATTCGCCGCTTTTAAATTTTATATTTTTTTTTTCTAAATAATTTATAATAAAAGATAATTCATTAATACTTCTGAAATGATATCCATTATAAAATCCAGATATTCCCCAGCCGCCATTGTATCTATAGATAGACGAGGATAAATATCGTATTACTATCCCGTAACTTACCAAAACCCTCTTAATAGGACCTTGAGTGCATCCAAATAATTCACCTAATTCTAACAAAGAAATATTTTTAGATGTATATATTTTACAAATTTTTAATTCCTCTTCTCTATTAAATAGTTTTCCTCCCTCGCCAGATAATCGCATTTTAACATTATTTTCCCATAAAATAGGAAGTATAGAGCCGTGTGTTACCTTATACATTTTTGCAATTTTTCCAGAAGACCAACCTTCTTCCACATAAAGTCTAACAATTTCAGGAATATACTCCTTTTTAATTATTCTATTATCTTGGGTATTTCTAACTTTAATTCCATTTTTGGTCAATAATTTTCTTATAACTTTTCTGCAAACTCCATATCTATCCCCAATAACTTTTTGTGTAATTCCATTTTTATAATCATCAATAATTATATTAATATCCTCTTTGCTGAACTTATGACCCATATGTTCATAGGTATTTTTCCTATGAATATTATGTCTTTTTAGAATTGCTAGAATTGGACGCTCTGAAACTCCATACATTTTACCAACATTTTCAGCCGATATTGTTTGCTCCTGATATATTTTAATTACTTCTAATTCTTGTTCTATTGATAATTTATTGGGCTTTTTAGACTTCATATATTAATTATCCTTTATGCTGAATGCTAGAGTTTTGCTCCGAAGACGTTTCTAAAACGTTCATAAAGGACAATAAAGTGAATTTCGCGCAACAATCTAACATTCACTATATATTACACCTATTTCCCTCCATTATTAAAATTAATCTTTACTTTTACTATAAAATCCCTTAAAATACATACGTGAAAGTCAAAAAATACAAATCTGATAAAATTATATCAATCGATATAAAAAAGTATAAGATTGACTGGAATTCTGCCCCGTCCAAAGGTCAACAGATTTTGCAAGACTTTTTGTTTCCTTACTGGAAAACACGTCTAATACTTCGAGAAATGCGTGTCCCAGGAACACTCTGGCGTTTCGATTTGGTTGATGTTAATTCACGCACAATAGTTGAATATAGCCCCATATCCCATCATGGGAACTATAATCCCTTTTTTCACAAAACCCGCGCCGGATATTTAAAATCTATAAAATCAGATATTTATAAACTTGAGTGGGCCGAGCAGAATGGGTTTAAAGTTATCGAAATTCAAGAATGCGACTTGCCATTTTTATCTTTAGACTATATATATAATAAATTTGGAGTCAATTTAATTTGAAAACTTTTAAAACCAAAATATATAGATACACAATCAATGAAAGATGTTTAGAATTTAATACACAACACGGTATATTTAATTTATACATGTCTAAGAATAATGATATTTATGAACCTAATTTCATAGATAGATTCCCGACCGCACAGTATATAAGTTTTGGAATCAACATCAAAGGATTCTCAGTGGATAATTTAAAATATTCTGGAGAATTAGAAATTAGATATTTATAAAAATATTGACTTTCAAAGTATAGTACGTAATAGTAATAAGCATGAATCAAAACTCATTGTGGTCTCTAAATCTTGAGAGGGCCTTTATTGGGGGTCTAATCAAAAAATCAGATGTTTATTATCAACTAGATGGATTTATTACTGAAAATGATTTCAAAGAGCCGCTTCACGGTAAAATCTTCTCAATAATCAAACAAATCCTAACTAATCAAGGAACAATCGACCCAATTATCGTTGCCCAAAAAGTTAAAGAAATAGGCTTAGATAAAATCCATGATATTCCTATTTTTCAATATATTGACGATATTACTTTTACTCAGATAACTGAAAAAGGATTAATTGAGGCCGCGAAAGAATTAACTAAATTAAGAGTAAGAAGAGAGTTGACCGAAAACGCGGAAGATGTTAAGAAATATGTCCTTGAAAACGGGTCAAAATCTCTTTCCGATTTAATTGGCGGCGTGGATAAAATTTATAATAGTCAAATTAAACAATATGTTGGAGATGAAGAGCCGACCGATTTATTTGCTAAAATTGAAGAATACATTTTAGAGATTGCGAAGAATCCGGTCGAAGAATCTGGACTGAAAACTCCTTATGATTATTTCAATAGATATTTTGGTGGAATAACTTCAAGAAATGGAATTTGGAACGTCATCTCAAGAAGTCAGGAAGGAAAATCGTGTTTTCTTTTTAATATGGCAAAAGGGATAGCTAAAATTAACAACGTTCCGGTTCTATATCTGGATACTGAGATGTCGCTAGATTTGAATATGATTAGAGCATCAGCGGCAGAGGCCGGAATTAATGCGTGGTATTTAGAAACCGGTAATTGGACAAAGAATCAAGAATTGGCCAAGAAAGTTCAAGATTCATTCCCTAAATTCAAAGAATTATCTGGCAAATTTTATCATAAGTACGTTCCTAATATGGACATCTGGGAAGTTTTATCTGTTATAAGAAAATGGTATCATAAAAACGTTGGTCGCAACGGTAAGGCTTTGGTGGTCTATGATTACATAAAGATAACTGGCGACTCTGAAAAAAATAGACAGGAATGGCAACAACTAGGGGATAAGGTTTGTTACTTAAATGAAATTGGCTATCAATTAAATATTCCTATCTTGAGCGCGGGTCAACAAAATAGGTCGGCAGAACAAAACGGTCAAAGGATAGACGACTCTACGACGGCGGGGGCGTCAGATAGAATTAATCAGTATGCCGCTTTCAATGCCGTCTTCAGAAAGAAGACATTCGAAGAAATTACTGAATTTGGAACAGAATTTGGGACGCATATGTTAAAACCCTTTAAAACAAGTCGTTGTCAAGGCAAAGATAACTATAATATGAATAATATCGTAAGGGTTAAGGATATTAAAGGCAAGACGGTCAGCAAGCAAAACTTCATCAATTATAACATCGAAAATTATTTGATTCGCGAGGTTGGAACATATAAAGATATAGTAAATAAACAATTATTAAATAGAAATTTACAAGATGGCCATGGAAATCAAGACGTTGATTTATAAAATATGAGTGTTCATGACGAGAATAATGCAGAGGTTTATAGATGTAAAAACTGTAATAAATATTATACAGATCATTTTAGTATAGAAGATATCAATAAACATAGGAATGGAGAATGCAAACTAAAAGTAGTAAATATTAAATCTGGCCAAACATATGATATTTATTGTGGACGACCCGGAAAAGGACAATCTGGTTATTATGGAAATCCACATCCAATAGGTTTCTGTAAAATTTGCGATTGTGTCCATAATAGAGATTCTTCAATAGATAGTTTTATTATTTATTTTAAAGATAGAATAAATAAAGACGTAGAATTTAAGAAAAATATACAGAGTCTAAAAAATAAAGTATTAGGATGTTTTTGTAAAAACTCTAGCCATGAAGTTAGGTGTCATTGTGATATCTATATAGATTATTTAAATAGTCCAGAAAAATATGAAATTTGAAATTAGAACTACTGAAATTCACCCTAAAAAATGGGGATCGGAAGAATGGATAGTTAATAATGATAGATATTGCGGAAAATTGCTAAAATTTAATAAAGGAGCAAAGTTTTCTAATCATTTCCACTTATTAAAGGACGAATCTTGGGCGGTCTTATCTGGGTCATTTATTTTAAGATATAAAAATCTATCAAATGGACAAGACCTTACGACCGATTTAAAAACTGGCGATTGTGTAGATATACCAATTGGATTTCCGCATCAGTTAGAAGCTTTAGAGGATTCTATTATCTTGGAAGTTTCGACAACTCATTATGAAGAAGATTCCTATAGAATTTTACCCGGAGATTCCCAGACATAAATAAAACCATAAATGATTAAACTAGAAGATATCAACAAAGAAATCCTATTTAAAGAGGAACCTCACACATATCACTTCAAAGAACAGGGGTTATTGTCTGTATCTGTATTTTTATCGTTGTTTAAATCAAAATTTGACCCATCGGGATTTATAAAGAGAAAATATGCTGAAAAGAATAATTTAAGCGTATCTGAAGTAACGGAAAAATGGGACAAAGCTAAATACGATGGATTAAAACGTGGCAAATCATTCCATAGACAAATAGAGCATTTTCTTAAAAATAATGAAATTCTTAAAGATGATTATGAAGATGTAGTTTTAATATTTAAGGAAAAATTTCTTCCAAAAATTAAAGGAAAACTATATTGCGAAATACCATTGCATTTACGAGAACCTTATTGGCTTGCTGGAACGGCTGACTTAATAGAAGATTTGGGCAAAGGGAATCTAAATTTAATGGACTGGAAGACGAATAAAGAGATTCTATATAAACCGAAGTATGGTGGGAAGCTATTACCCCCAGTTGATTATTTAGGAGACTGTGAAATGTCTAATTATGGATTACAGTTAAATTTATATAAATATATGTTAGAGTACCATGGTTATAAAGTGAAAAAAATTACTTTATTTCACATAAATCCCGAAACAAGACAGATAGATTCTCATAAAATTCCAGATATGCAAGAAGATATAATTAAAATGTTAAATCATTATAAAGAATCTTTTTCTTTTTAAACTTGACTATTTATTGTTTTATAGTAAAATTGTTGGTATCTGATGTTAGAAACCAATCAAATTTACTGTGGAGATTCTTTAAACCTACTTAAACAGGTGGACGATAATAGCATACAATTACATTTTACATCCCCAATGTATGCCGATACTAAGAAATATGATAACTGCGACGGAATTCATCCTGACAAATATGTTGATTATTTGATACCGTTTATTAAAGAAATGGAAAGGACATTAAAGAATGATGGTAACATAATTATAAATATCTCAGATAAGGTAGTCGACAGAATGAGACACCCCTATGTTTTTGATTTGGTTTCAGAAATTCATAAACAGACTAATCTAAAAATGTTCGAGAGACTCTTCTGGAACAAGGGAAAATATTTACCCAATAAGTCGCGATTTGGTGACAAGATAGAATTTTTACTATGGTTCGTAAAAAGCAAAGATTTTTATTTCGATATAGATTCTTTAAGAGTTAATTACGATGAAAAAAGTATCAAGAGGATGAAGTCTCCTATCAAGAAAAGATTCAACAGAAATAAAGAAAATCAAGATGCAAAAATTTATAAAAACTGGGCTGAAAATCCCCTAGGGGCGTTGCCTAGCTCTCTTATTTTAATTGGTTCTGAATCAAGAAGGCAATCCGAAAACCATTGCGCTATTTTCCCATTGAAGTTGCCGTCTTATTTTATAAGTGGGGCAAGTCGCTCCCAAGACATTGTGTGCGATATTTTTTCAGGTTCGGGATCCACTTGTTTGGCCGCAAAGCAATTGGATAGGCAGTATTTAGGATTTGATATTTCACAACTCTATGTCGATGAATCAAGAATTAGAATCAACAATATTGTCTAACTTATCTCGCGGCGAAATTGCCCAATTGAAGGTTCAGATCGCTGCCGCGCACAAAGAGATAATTTTTTCTATTCCCACAACAGAAGTTCGTTATGATGGAGTCTTAGACATTCACGGGACGATTCTTCGCGCCCAAATTAAATACTGCGACAGAAAATCTAAAAAAGATTGTTTAGAACTTCAATTATTCAATAAATCTCAAAATAAAAAATCCTATACTAAAGAATCAATAGATATTTTGCTTGTTTATGTTCCACAAGTAGATAGGATTTTAGCTTTCTATCCAGAGGTATTTCATGATAAGAAGACTATTACTATAAATCTTAAAGATAAAACAAGCAAATGGTTCTGGGAAAATTATAAATGGTGAAATAAAAAAACATGAAACGAGAATATCAAAATAGAGAAATAAAATTTAGAGTATGGGATAAAAGACAGCTAGAGTATTTAAATACGTCGGCTATAGCTATTTTGTGTGATGGTAATGGAATTGTTGGATATCCACAAGAACCCATTATTGCTGGAACCGGAATAGGATGGTGCTCTATTAGAGACAACGGAAATGAATCAGGATATGTATTCCAACAATTCACCGGCCTCTTAGATAAAAATGGGCGCGAAATTTACGAAGGTGACATCGTAAGTTATTCAGTCAGGAGTATTATGGACAAAGACGATTCTGGTCATATAGAAAAATCCATTGTTATTTATCAGAGTGGGTATTTTGGGATGTCTAATTATAAATATGATGATTGTCAAACCATGCCGCTTGGATTTAATATTGGGATTTTAGGAGGCATATCTAAGAATTATCAATGTGAGATTATTGGTAATATCTTTGAAAATCCAGAATGAATAAAGAATGAAACAGGTAATTAAATATTTCGGGTCGAAATCTAGTATGCTTAAACAAATTAATTCATTCATGCCCCCAATTGAGTCTTATGATATTTACGTTGAACCTTTTGGTGGTGGGGCTTCAGTTTTATTAAGTCAAGACCGCCCCGGAAAAGTAGAGGTCTACAATGATTTATATAATAATGTTTATTCTATTCATAAAGTTATTTCCGACAAAGATTTATTCTGGGAATTTAAAGAGAAATGTGATAAGGCTTTATATTGTGAAAAATTAAGAGAAGAAGCTAAAGAACAGTTAAAAAATCCTGAACTGTCTATTCTTGACCGCGCCTTTTATTATTTTTATTTTAATAGAACTTCTCATAATGGAATGGGCGGATTTTCAACAAATTGTTGCATTCGGCGCGGAATGTCTAAATCTGCTTCTGATTTTCTTTCGGTTATTGATCGACTTCCCCAATTGCATGATAGATTAAGTTCGGTTTTAATATTAAATAAAGACGCTTTTGAAGTAATTGATAAATATAATCAAGAAAATGTATTTTTTTATTTAGACCCGCCCTACTCTTGGGAAACAAGGACTTCCGCTAGATATAAGGTTGATTTCAATCCCGACCAACAAAAAGCATTAGTAGACAAACTTTTAAATATGAAATCTAAAATATTGCTTTCTGGTTATATTAATGAAGAGTATAAAAGATTAGAGATGGCCGGATTTAAAAGGATAGATTTTGAGGTTAAAACTATTACTCCAGATTTTAAACCTAAGACTAAATTAGAATCTGTATATATGAATTATTGATATTTATATTTTAAATTAGTATTATACATTATGCCGACCCATGATTTTATATACGATTTATTAGAGAAAATTGAATCCCAAGATATTAATTACCATCTCATTACGATAGAAAAAGAAAAAAATAACGAACAAAACATTCATATTTTTACCTCTCTTGATGAGAAAGAGCAGTCCGCGCTTCTAAAATTTCTTAAAAAAGCCCCGTCAGCGGATAAAAAAATTGACAAAGGTAAGTGATCGAGGTATAGTTTTTGAGTGATAGATAAAGATTCAATTTTACCTATATTTTCGACACAGGGAAATATCTGTAGGAGTTTGTTAACGGCTGATGATGAAACCGAAATACTAGAAAATTCTCCAGTAAGTATCTTCGCGATAGCCAAAAAACATTCATTAGATAAATTATTCGTCATAGATAGGTCATTTTTAGAATTTCCCAAACTTTATAAGAATTGTAATAAATACAATATTCAGTTAATTTTTGGCATTTCCTTCTTAATTTGTAATAACTCTAAGAATAAAAATGAAGAATCATTATTTTCTAATTGTAGAGTCGCGGTAGTAATGAAAAATTCTGATGGATATGTCGATTTAATTAAATTGAATAATAGAATAAATGCGAATAAAGAATCGTTTTATTATGAATCGAGAGGCGATTGGAACGATATCAACGAACTTGTCACTGATAACTTACAAGTCTTCATAGAACCGTATAACAACTTCTTAGAAAAGAATTTTATATTTAATGGATCATGTGTCCCGGATTTCGGGAAAATTAAACCCATAATGACATATGCTAGTATGGATATACTTTATGACCAAATATTAATTCCAAAGATTAAGGAATATTCAAAGAGCAGTGGATTTGAATTATGTCAAGTATGGCCCACGTACTACTATACACCAAATGACTTCAAAGCCTATTCGGTGCTTCGCTCGATTGACACGAGGAATAAATTTAATTGTCCGAATATTCCATTTTTATCTTCAAATATGTTTAATTATATTGATTATTTAAAATATTCCAATGGTATTGTTACATAAAAGTGATTTTTAGTGTAAATAATGATGACAAAGACATAATATATATAAATACATGAAAACAATTCAAAAAAGAATCACAAACTGGACATCAGAAGAAGATAATTGGTTAAAGAAAAATTATTTAAAAAACACATTAGAAGAATGTTCGAATGTTTTAAATAGGACTAAAAATGCTATAGTAATAAGGGCAACAAGAACATTAGCGTTAAAAAATAATAAATATTGGACAACTGAAGAATTAGATTTCTTAATAGAAAATTATCCACATTCGACTATAATTGATTTACAAAAAAATATTAAAAAGTCAAAGAAAAGCATTATAGGAAAAGCTAATAAATTGGGGCTAAAGATGAATAAATATCTATTATCCGTTAAGAATAGAAAGGATTTTTTTAATCAAGATTTTTTTAAAGAAATTGATTCTTTTGAGAAGGCTTACTGGTTAGGTTGGATATGGAGTGATGGAAATATCACACGAAATGGCTGCCTAAGATTTTCTCTTCAAAAAAGAGATAAACAAGTTCTCTACGAATTCAAAAAGGATTTACAATCTACTAGAAAAATAGATTTTTTTGAGAATAAAGGATTTAATTATGTAAGATTTGCAGTTAATTCTCCTAAATTGATAAATGATTTACTAAAATTTAACGTGGCATTTAATAAGACCTATTCACAATCGATTCCTAACATACCAAAAGAATTTATTGATGGATTTTTATTGGGGTTATTTGAGGGAGATGGAAGTGTTGGTATCTATAACGGATATCTAAAAATGAGTTTTACAGGAACAACGTCCACTATGTTTTTTGTAAAAAAATGTATTGAAGAAATTTTAAATAAAAAAATAATTAACCCATATGAAACCGGCGACAGTATATTATTTGCTAGATTAAACATTAATAATCAGAATGATATATATGAGTTATATAAATATTTATATCGTCGTGCTAAATTTTTCTTATTAAGAAAAGAAAAAATAATGAGAGTATCTGTAAGTTTTAATAAAAAAAGAAAAAAGAAAAGTTCGAAATACAATGGAGTCGATAAACTACAGGGGCGTTTCTGTGCCAGAATCGGATACGATAGAAATAAAGAATTCTTAGGATATTTTGATAATGAAACTGACGCCGCCAAAGCATACGACAAAAGATTAAAAGAGATAAACGGTAATTTAAACAAATTAAATTTTCAATAATATGTTAGGAGATAATTTATTAAGATTTAACCTTAAAGATAAAAAACTAATCTTTTGGGATATTGAATCAAACTCCTTACATTTGAATTATACGCGACCATTTGAAATTTCTTATGTTATTTATAATGGATATGATTTAGTAAAAGAAAGACAGATTTTCGTTAACTATCCTAATTATAAGATTCGCCCCGAAATTGCAAAAATCACTCACTATGATTTAAAAAAAATAAATGAGATAGTAGCTACTCCAAAACAGGCATTTAATGAGATTCTCTCTTATTTATTGGATGATAACTACAAGATTGTGTTTTCTAATGGATTGAACTATGATTGCATGGTTTTACATAATTCTTGTAAGGAAGTTGGAATAGAATGTGGCTATAAATGGCTACATAGATGTTATGATATAAATGCATTATTCAAGGGCTATAAATTAGGGCGTAAAGTTGATAATAACAATCTATTATCCTACCAACTTGGATGTAATAACTTAATTCAAAAGGGCTTAAAAAGTAACTTACAGTATATGTCAAAAGAATTTAACATTGATATGGGCGGGGAAACGGAAATGTTCCATGGGGGGCTTTTTGATTCAAGGGTGACGGCCAGAATTTTCTTTGAATTGATTAAAAAAATAGATTTAGAATGATTAACTTTACCGATAATTTTCAAAAATATACCCTTCCTAATTTTGGTTACACAAGATTACCAAAACCGCCCATTTCTATAGAAGAAAAACTTAAATTTGGATGTAATGAAAATGATAATAATTATGTCTTCCTTGAAAAAATATGTATTTTAGGATTAAATTCAAAAATTCAGTCTGGAAAAATCAATAAAGATAGAGTTGAGGAATATGAAAATAGATTAAAGTTAGAATTATCAACATTTAAGGAGTTAGGATTCACAGATTACATACTATTAGTATGGACGGTTATTAATAAGGCTAAATCAATGGGGATGTTTATGGATTTTGGTCGTGGTAGTGTTGGTTCGAGTTTGGTCGCGTGGCTAACCGATATAACGGGTTGCGATCCCATATATTATAACCTATTTTTCTCTCGTTTCGTATCAAAAGCTAGGGCAAAATCAAAAATAATTGATAATGAAACATGGATTTCAATAGACCTCGCACCGGATATTGACATAAACCTTGCGGAAGGAAGAGACGAGATAGTAGAATGGCTTAAACAAATATATCCAAACAGAATATCCAAGGTGGCAAATGTTTCCACCTTAACCGGCAAAATCCTTATAAAAGATGTATACAAATGCTTAGAAGAGGTTTCGGAAGATGAGGCCAAAGATGTCGCGGATTTAATAGAAAGAAGATTCGGTGTTGTTCAAGATATCGAAGAAGTCAAAAAAGAAAATAAAGAATTCGAAAAATGGGTAGAGGATCATAAAGAAACTTACGAGATATCCTTAAAATTAAGGCATTTAAATACCTCTTTTGGATGCCATGCATCTGGATATTTAGTTAGTTTTGATGAGTTAGATAATCACACTCCGGCTATGCTCAATAAAGAAAGAGAGCAAATGTCATCATATATCATGGGCGATGTTCAATGTCTTAAACTTGATTTATTATCTTTGGATACTAATAGAATAATTAAAAATATTTTATCTAGGATTCCAGAAAAAGTAGAAGATATAAATTTACATGATGACAAGTTTATATATGATAAATTACAATCAGATAATTTGTTACCATATGGATTATATCAGATATCCGCTGATTGAGCCTATAAAGTTTGTAAACATTTGAAGCCAAAAAATGTATTGGAACTTAGCCATGTTAACGCAATTGCTCGTCCTACAGCCTTGGCTTACGAAAAACCTTATATTGATAATTCAGCAGAATGCCCTCACCCGATTTTCGAATCAGCATTAAACTGGACAAGAAATCTACCCTTATACCAAGAACAAACAATTATGTTGGTAAAGGCATTGGGTTTTTCAGATGACGAAAGTGAACAATTTAGACGTGTTGCGGCGAAAAAGAAAACTGATGAAATTAAAGAGTGGGTTGATAAAATCAATTCAAATATTAAGAGAAAAGGATTATCAGAAGACATCACAAAGTTTTTGCTTAAATTAATTGGTGATTCCGCAAATTATCAATTTAATTTGGCCCATTCCGTAAGCACTTCTTACCTTACCGCTTTAACTGTCTATTTAAAATATAAATATCCATTAGAATTTTATTGGGCATGTTTGAATGAAGTGAAAGAAAAACCTAATAGTAATGAATTAATTGGGCAAATTTTCTCAGAGTTAAAACAAATGGGGATAGAATTATTGAGTCCAAATATCCTTAAATCCGAAACCGATTTTACAATTGAAAAAAATGGAATTCGTTTTGGTCTTGGGAATCTTAAAGGATTGGGGGAGAAAGCTATTAATAAACTTCAGGAATTTAAGGACGAGTTTCAAAATCCATTTGAGATATTTAGCGGAGCATTAGAATCCGGCCTCAATTTTACTTCTATGTCGTCTTTAATTCAAAGTGGTAGTATGGACGATTTTATCAAAAATGGTCGCTGTTATACAGTGCTAGAGTTAGGACTGTGGAAAGAATTGACTCCCAGAGAAAGAAAAAAGATATTGATAGATCAATTAGGTGAGAAATTTAATTATGATTTGGTATCTATAGTTAAATCATTATCTAAAACCGAAAACGTTGAACTTAAACCATTTATTAAGGAATCGAGATTAGAAACTTTAAGGAAGGATTTTAAACCTTATAATGATATGTATAAACTAAATATCAAAAATGAACCATTAGCTAATTACATGGCAGAAAAAACGTACTTAGGATATTCATATTCCCAAAATTTATTCAATATCTTAAAGAAAGAATATTATGATTTGGTTAGTATTTATGAGGCTAAGACAGAACTTCCAGAGCAAAAAGTAACTGTTGGAGGAGAAGTGTTAGAATATAGGGAAGGGAAATCAAAGAACAATAATAGATACATCAAAGCTAAAATATCAGATTCAACGGGAGAAACAGATATCATGTTAATGGAAAAATATTTTGAGAAAAATGATGAAATGAATAATGGACGTAAATTACAAATAGGAGATATCGTTTGCGCCATCGGCAGAACTAGCAAAGATATTATCTTCTGTGATAGAATCGTTAACCAGAACGTTAAAATTGCTCACACCCCCGCCCAACTTAAAAATATTAACTAAAACTCCTTGACATCCCCCCTATCCTAAGTTACTATATATAAGTAAATAAAACATTTAAAAAATTATGAAACAAAACAAATTAAATAAAAATTCGCAATATTGGGCGCAAATTTCTGTTACCGACGATAACAAGGTAAAGATTAAGAAGGCACAACAATTAGTAACATTAAATCAATTCTCTAAGAAATGGAAAACTATAGATTCTAGAGAATTCTCCAGATGCATCAATAAATCTACCTTTATTATAAAATAATTTGAATCAAAAGATAGAGACATTAAACTATCCTTATGTTTGTGAGCGGATATCTATCCGGCGAATCCGCCAAGAAGATAGCTATCTCTTATAAAGTTTGCTCTCATACTATAAGAAAAATTCTCAAAAAATGCAATATTAAAACCAGGGGATATCTAGGTTTTATTACTAAAGATAATAGTTATTTTGAGAAAATAGATAGTCAAAACAAGGCATACTTTCTTGGATTGTTATATGCCGACGGGTGTAATCATGAAAAAGGGTTCGATATATTTTTACAAGAACCCGATAAAAGTATTCTAATAAAATTAAAAAGAGATATAGGGTTTTCTAGAAAACTACATTTAAGGAGGAGGATATCCAAAAATCGCCAACATATGTATGGGATGTCTATATGCGGAGTTAAATTTTCCAAAGACCTATCTTTATTAGGATGCTTTCCTAGAAAATCTTTAACTTTAAAATTTCCTACTTCAAAACAGGTTCCATATTATCTAATTCACCATTTCCTTAGAGGCTACTTTGATGGAGATGGTGGAGTTTACTTAGATAAGAAAACTAAATATTTATCAGCAGATATATGTTCATCATTTGAGTTTTGCGATTCTTTAAAAACACTTTTAAAAAATGATTATAACATATCCTCATGTATATATAAGAAGTCGAATAACAAGATTCATGTATTAATTATTAGTGGGAATAAAAATATATATAAATTCTTTCACTTGATATACAAAGATGCGAATATTTTTCTTAGTAGAAAGTTTAAAAGATTTGTCAAAGGAATGGAATCAAGAAAGCAAAGAGTTATAAAGTTTTTTAACAATAAGACATCTAAATTTCTTGGCGTAACATTCCATAAGTCAAAAAAGTCTATGAATTGGGCGGCTGTTATAAGGCTGAATGGTGAATCCAGATATTTGGGATACTTTAATTCGGAGATCGAAGCAGCCAAAGCCTATAATTCAGTCGCTAGAAAGCATAATAAACAAATAAATAATATCATTGACAGGGACGCTAACTTGTTGTATTATATAAATAAGATTAAAACATAATATGCAATTATATAAACCTAACCGAAACATAAAAGGCTCCGCCATTTCAATTAACTTCTCCGCCAAAACCGATAAGGATGGTCAGAAGGGCGATAAATCGTTTTATTTTCAGATGATACACCAGGTAGGCTGGGACGAAAAGTCTGGGAATGGCACTTTTAAGGACGGCAAAAAAGTAATCGTTAAATTTGCCCCACATGAAGTGGCCGGGATTATCGCGGCCATTAATAAGAATATGTCCCTAGCCGAAACCATGAATACGAAGTATGTATATCATGATGGAGATAAATTCTCAACCAATATTTCTTTCGAACCTCATTTCAAGAGCGAAAAGAAGGGGAATGAGTGGGTAAAGACTAATCAACAAGCTGGATTCCTACTTCGCGCCACTAAGACTAATAAGCAAGACGAGACAGATAAAGACTCTATTGCTATCGGTTTCACTTGGGCGGAAACGGAATTGCTTAAGAATTACTTGATTAATGGGTTATCTCATATTTCTAATGCTTGGTATTCTGAAAATATTGCTAGAGGGACAGAGAAGAAAGCTACTAAAGAAATTATCTCTCCCAAACAAGAGCTCCCAGTGTCATCTGACGAAGATGACTTCTAATATCTAACATACAAACAAAATCAACCCAAGACTATAAAATCTTGGGTTTTTTAGCGTGCTTACTATTAATTATTCAATAACTTAAACTCTCTCTTGAGCAATTGACAACCTTTATTATGGAGGTTGATAGTATGCATAGCTGAAATATTTAATTTCTTAGCAATCTCTGTCCATGTTTCATTTTGTCCGTTAAAATATCTAAAGTTGAATATCTTTTTTATTCTTTTATCTGGAATTGTAGATAGGATTTTATTGATATGTTCCTTAGTGTCATCATAAGTAGATTCATCAAATTTATTTAAATTAAGATTAATAACGTCCAAATCTTTTGATTCCAATCCTGTTTCTAAGTGATTCTTAGCCAAATAAGTGATTCTCTTGAGGCAGAAGAATCTAGTAAAATGGCCGACCCAAGTGGAGAATTTGGTTTTACGGCCTTGTTTATAAGTTTTAATAACCTCGCCCATAACAAAATATTTTTCCTTAATAATTTCTTCATATTTAATTAAAGGAGATTTTTTAGAATATTTAGAGCATACATCAAAGAATAATTTCTCGTGACGATTCATCAATTCTTGAAAAGCGTCTGATGAATTATTATTTCGAACCAATTTCAACAGGGCCGGGTCACTTAATTCTGTAACTTTTTTGGGAATTTTTGGCATATTAAATCAATTAATTCTTTAAGTTGAGTTTCTACTAAATTTCTTAACACTTCTTTATTATCGGAAGTCGGCCATTGTAATTTATAGTCGGCCATTTCTTCTAATTTTGGGTCATTCTCCATTTCTTGAGCGTTTGGGGGAATAACCTTATTTCCGAATTCATCAAAACGAGTAATATGAACAATAATACCCTTACAGACATTTTTAGCAAAGAAATGTTCATCTTCGGCATACTTGCAGTAACGAAGGTCAGAAACAATTGGAAGACATCCCTCATCTATAGATTTTTGAACTAATGGCTGAATAAGCTTCCACCAATAAGTTCCTCTAGATTGGATTCTTTTAATAAGGCCGGTCTCAACAAAGATACCTCTTATCATTTCTTTATCTTTGGCGTTTCTAGTAAAGGCTGAAATATCAAACATTTTTCTAGTAAACTCATTTACTGAAATTTTAAGATTGTCTGCGAACGAAATTCTTTCGACCTCAACATGTTCGGCTAAAATATCCTTTAAAATAAGTAATAAAGTATCCTTGCCCGCTGTCGCGACCGAAGTTAAAAATATAGAATCAAATTCTTTACTCATCTTTACCTCCTTCTTCGCCGCCCTCTAATTCTTTTAATCTATTGGCCATTAATTCGATAATAGTCAATAAACCAATTAGGTCAGCCTCCCCAAGATTTCCGGGGTCAGATTTATTTTCATTATTACCATCGATTAATCCTAATGACTGATTAATAACATTAGAAATATTAATAGCTACATTCATTGAGCAAGGGATTTCTTGAGTTAATGATTGCAAAGAAGACTCTAATACCCAAGTAGAAGATTTTTTCTTATTAATTTCCTTTTCATATTTCTTAATTAATCCTTGTTTATCTAAAATATCTAAAGCGCAACCGAATGCGGCCTCAGTTTTTTCTTGATTATTTTTTGGATTATCCTTAACTTTACTTAAGTCTTCATCAATATTAAAGGTATCGTTTTCAGCGAACCATGATAATAGTTTTATTTGAGCTTCTAGTATTGTCATATTTTATTTTTGTACTGTAATATTTTAACGTTATTAAGGGAAAAAGTCAAGAATTAATATTAGACATTTCTAATAAATTAGCAAATTTAGGATTGGATTCGATTGAGCGAATAATATCTATAGCCTCTAAAATTGTATCTCTATGTTTGTTAAAACTTAATTCTTCTATATTATTATATTTTGACATAACATATTCTTTAAATGGCAGGTATTTTCGTTTCATAATGAATGGTGCGTTTTTAAAAATAAAATTGCAGATTTTAACTGCACTATCACCACCAAAAGTAATTCGAAACAAAGTTTTACAATTAGATTCTGGAGTTATTGAGTTTTTTAACCCAGTTTTCATTGTAATTTTATTCATAATCTTTTCTAGTAAATCTTTAGTCCCAGATAGGCCGACAGAAAAATTATTTTCATTATATACCCAGCCATCTCCAAAGATACACCCGGACAGAAAATATTCAAAGTATTTATCATCTAGTAAATATGGATATTCCAACGTCAAGCTTTTAGGGCAGGTGCAACCGAATTTCAATAAGTCATCAGAAATTATCCTACTATTAATATTTAATCGAAAGGTATCTTTAGACTTCCTATAATATAAGGGACGATTACTTCCAAAACATGTATTTATATATTCCAACAAAGGTTTATCATCAGATTTTAATTCTATACATATGACTCTTCTTCCACAATTTATAGAATTACACCCATCGGTTAGTATTGTTCCTAAAATGAACGCTTTATCCGGGCTATCAATTTGATCAAAATAATTCTCATCTAAGGCATATCTACGGTTACCTCGACTCTTATATATAAAATTATTTTTTCTTATAATCCTTGACACTAAACAATGATTCGTATTAAGAATCTTGGCTATTTGGGAGTAACTTTTATTTTCGCTGTATAATTCGATTATTCTATCTTCTAAGGCATTCTTATGTTTTCTATTATGAGAATTAATTTTGGGAAAATTAGAATTCAATCCATTTTTCTTCAAAAATAATCTTACCGTATTTGCAGAGATATTTAAAAGTTTGGCAATCTTTTGATTATTAAGCCCTTTCCTATACAAAGAAATTAGTTCTACTTCATTAAAAATAGCCGTTTTATTAAAAAACCCCAATGGTTTCATGTCGATATTATTCTCCCTTAATACTCTATTGACGGTATCATTACTTATATTAAATAATTTAGATAATTTATTTATAGACATTCCATTTGAATATTCGTGAACTATTTCACTCTCAGTAATTTTGTCTGTCACTCTATTAATTTCTCCAGATTTTCTTAATTGATATTTATAATATCTTGCCGATAAAAATATATCGTTAAATTTTATTGAAAGTTTTTTAGCTACGGCTTCTATTGAAATTCGTTCAGTTTCATATATAGAAACACACTGATCGAATATTTGTTTATTTAATATCATAATTATTCCCTATGCTGAAGAACGCTGTTATAAAACAGAATTGCCCTTCCAAGGGGTTCATAGAGAATAATAAAATTTCTTGTCATAACTACGTTCTTCAATATATATTACACGAAATAATTGATAATTTATATATTTTTATTTAATAATTGACAAAATACTTATATTATAAATATAATGAATAAAGCAAGGCGTCTACGCATTGGAATAATTTCGAATCCGCCCATCATAAAAACTGGCCTAGCCCGGAATACAGGGGCTTATTTACCGCTTTTATTTAAAAATAATAAATATGAATTATTTATGCTTTGTCAAGGAATGCAAGATAATTCTCCAGAATTTCAGAAGTTACCATTTCAATGTTTTGGCGTTTTTAAGAATTTTGACCAAAACAGATTTAATCAAGATGATTCTTATAGAAGATTTGTAAGTTATGGAAATACAGCGGTCGAAGAATTCGTTGTAAAAAATGAACTCGATATTGTCATACTTTCAGAATTATTCTCAATCGGACTGGTACAAACATGTTAAACAAAATTTTATCCAGCATTCCACATGTGATAGCCTTCCGGTTCTTCCAGATTTCAAAGACTGGGCAAAAAATTGTCCTAATATGTGGTTTTGGACAAGCTTTGCAGAGAAAGCATTGAAGGAAGAAGATTATGAAACTTACAAACACTGTAAAACATTGCACGGAGCAATTAAAAGTGAAGACTTTTTCCCTATCAATAAACAAGAACGACTACAACTGCGACATAGATTTAATATTAAAGATGACGAGAAAATTCTAATCTATCTCGGAAGAAATCAAACCCGGAAAGTCGGTTTTTGGGCGAATATTGAAGCTTTAGCAAAATTTAAAAAATATCATCCAAATAAAAAAATTAAATTATTATATCATTGTCATTTCAGTGAACCCGGTGGATGGCCTATTGATAGGCTAAGAGATGAAAACGGTTTGAGCAAAGAAGATATCTTATGTACTTATTTTTGTCAAAAATGTAACGAGTGGAATATACAACAATTTGAAGGTGAGGGTTTAGATTGCTCATATTGTAAAACCCAGAAAAGTAGGATTACCGCCGGGGTAAGCTCGACTATCAATGAGAAAGATCTGAATAAAATATATAACATTGCCGATGCTTCGGTTTCTTATAGCAACTCGGCAGGATTAGAATATACAAATGTCGAATCTTTATTGGCGGGATTACCACTTTCTACAGTCCCGTATTCAGGAACGAGTGAATTTACGAATGAGGAATTTGTTCATTCAGTAAACGGGACTTTTACTAGAGAGGCCGGAACAAGTTTTAAGAAATTCGTCCCGGATATTAATTCTATTGTCAAGTTTTTTGAATATATATATGATTTACCAGAAAACAAAAGGAAAGATATTACCGAACGCGGACGTAAATGGGCCATTGAACAATTTGATGCAAAGAACGTAGTTAAGAAATACGAAGAATTCCTAGATTCTTGCAAACCTATCGACTGGGATGAATATCATAAAAAACGTTCTGAAATTAAAAATATTAATGCCCAAATAGAACATAAAGATAATAATGATGAATTCATTACTGAATGTTATTCTAAAATACTAGGAATGAGTCCTTCAAAAGAAGATGATGGCCGCAAATATTGGCTAAATTTCCTGTCTCAACCCGGCGACCAGAATCAATTAAGAAATTCGATGATTAACTCCATGCGCGAGGCTGGTATTCAACATAATAACAAAAACGCCCCCAAATTATTATTAGAAGATATATTAGATAAAAATGATAAAGAACGATGTCTATTGATCCTTAAAGAGAGTTTGGGGGATTGTATTATTCTAACCAGCTTATTACCGGAAATTAAGAAAAAATATCCATTGGCATCAATTTATATTGCGACCGATCCAAAGTTTTTTGAAGTTTTTGATTTAAATGAAAATGTACACAAATGTATTCCTTGGTCGGCAGAATTAGAAAATGAAATGTTGGTAACTGGATTCGCGAATCAAAAAGGATTATTTAATTATTTTCATAATGTAGGGTTAACATCCCAACGTTCATTAAATTATTTAAGTGCAAAATATGATTAATAAAGTAATATTAAAAAGTCCTCCACACGTAGAAACAGACAAATTAAAAATAAAGGAAATGGTTGATAGCCTCTTCTTGGGATGCAAAGAATTGGGAATTAAAATATACGTACCGAGACAGGGATGGGCTATATTAAATCCTGATGATTTTGATTACAAGCATAAAGACGAAGGTTCTATACTCAATTACAAAGTACAATTATGAAACTTTTAGAAACATACAGCCGAAATTCCTCAGTAGACATCAAACATAAGCCTAAAATCACAGAAAAATTCTATCCATTGGGCGCGGTTAGTAAATATATTACCCTGCAAACTAGATCGGGCATGGTTGCCAAAGATTACGGTCATTTTGAAGAGGTGGTAACTATACTCACCCCTTTTCTAGAAAAAGAAGGTATTAAAATTTTGCATTTAGGATTGGGCGAAAATATTCCGGCGATTAAAAATACCATTCATTTAATTAATCAAACATCTATTCATCAGGCGTGTTATTTAATCAAAAGAAGCTTGTGTCATTTTTCGGTTGACTCTTGGGGATCTCATTATGCTGGTGCAGAGGATGTTCCATTAGTAAGTCTGTATGGGTCAACAACAGTAGCTAATCATTCTCCCTATTTTTATAATAAAGATAAAACTATTCTATTGGAATCTCATAGAAATGGTAATAAAGCTACCTTTTCCGCTCAGGAAAATCCTAAAACAGTAGATTTAATAAATCCTGAGTTAGTAGCAAAGTCAGTGTTAAAATTACTTAATATCCCCAATAATATTAATTATACAACTTATTATATTGGAAATTTATTTAATAATAGAATGGTTCAATCAATTCCAACTCAGGTTGTAAACGTTTCAAATTTAGGCATACAATCCTTAGTAGTTAGAATGGACATAGAATTTAATGAACAAAATCTAGCAAAACAATTACAGGTTTGTCCATGTTCCATTTTGACTCGCCAACCAATAAATCCTAATTTACTTCAACAATTTCGGGATGGAATATTAGAAGTTATATATTTTATCGACAAGAACAATAACCCCGAATTTGTTAGATATTTGCACGATTTAAGAATTCCATATAAATTAATTTCAGAATTGCCGGATGAAGAACTTAATAGATTTAAATTAGACTATATTGATTTCCACATTATCCTTAAAAAGGATATATTACCGCCCAAAGATTTTGAATTAAAAGACATTTCTAAATTCCAATATAAAACTAATCAATTCTTTCTTGGTCGCGAAAAGATTTATCAAAGCGAATATTCTTATATTAATAATCAGCCTTTAGATAATTTTGAAAATAAGTTTCAAGATTTAACTGAAGAAAATATTGATATCCTATGGAAAGATAAAGACTTTAGTTATCTAATAGAAAACAATTGACTTTCTTAGTATCTCATATATACTTTTAATATGAAAATTGAAATAGACATTCAAGAGAGTGAAGCTATCGCGAAAGTTAACGGTCAAACGCTCACTATTCTTTTGGATTATATGTTTATCAAGGAAACCCCTCAAATGGCATACAAAAGAAATCTTGCCACTATTTTTGATTGGTTGAAAAATGTGAAAGTTTAATATGGAAAATAAATTAAAAAAAATTGAGTTAGATGAAAACGGACTCCACAAAAACGTTGAATATTTCTTCAACGAGCATGGCGGCATAGATTGGAGAAAGATGATTCCGGCCAAATTTCTTTATGTTAATAATGATTTAAAAAATAGGTCGCGATTAGAAAAGAAATATGGAAAACCATACGACCAAATTGACCCAATAAAAGATAACGTTGAAGACATTGACTTAGTTCAAACTCTTGCGGCGGCCAAATATTTGTTTCATCTAAGAATGCCATTAGATATTAAATATACGATAAAAGAAGCTAATGAGAACTATGCAGCCGTTAATTGTCGTATTGTTTTTCGCGGCAATTATCAATCATTAGGAGAGCCAGTTCCATTTGAAGATAATGCCTGCGCGAATTTAAATAATACCAATAATTTTGGTCAAAAATACTTGCTCGAAATGGCGACTAATAGATCATTTGTCAGGTGCGTAAGAAATTGCTTGGGGATATCTATCGTGTCCAAAGAGGAAATTTTGGCCGGTGTATCTGAAAATGATTCTGACTTTTTAACTTCCGCCCCAAACCCACAAGTCGAAATTCTTCAAAATCTTTTAAATAAAAAACATATGTCTTTTGATCAATTTAAAAAGGCGCGATTGATTCCAGATAATATTCCCGGAGCAGAGAATATGAAAAGCTTAAATGATTTGCCCAAAGATATTATATTTAATTATATTAGCAGAATTAAACAAAAGACACCCGAATGAAATTAAAAGCCAAAGATTTTATAGATAATCATAATTTAGTAATCGGCGAGCATCTTAAGTTAGAATTAGAATCGTTAATTAATTCTGGGGAGTTTTATCCATATGTGGTCGATAGTTATTCCGATGACAAATTAAATATCTGTAATGTTTATGGAGATTTTAAAAATGATAGACTTTACATGACGTTAACAAATAATGGAAATGTTTATTATGGAAGAATCAATTCTGGCATTATCCATCCGTCCATGATAGATAGAAAATTTGGGATAGATAAACAGGATTCGGATTGGTTAGGCAAACTCGCTGATGTTTTAGCTTATGTATACGTTGAGAAGCATACTCTTGAACAGTGGATAGACGCTATAGATAAACTATCCTAAAATAATCTTACATTTTAACTTTTAAATGCTTATTATTAATTTAATAGGGATTTTTTGCTTTTCTAACCATGCGCTGCAGCGAACAGCCGTCCACGTCTCAGCTAGCATTTTGAGCATTTCTTATCGGCTGTCGCTGAGCTTGGGTCGTTAGGTGATTTCACGTCTTGAGTGTCTTTATAGTTTTATATCACATTAAATTCCTATGAAAAAATGGTTGGCTGTTTATTCGATTGCCCAAGAAAAAACTCAGTTGGCATTTGGAACGGCGATTCAAGGATTGGATGAAAACTGCTTCGACCTGATTGACCACCATGCGATTGCTTTTCGCAGCGATAAAAACACTGACGAGATACATAAAATTTTAGTAAGTCAATGTATCGAACCAGAAGATGAAGTATGGATTTTAGCATTAGAAAATAAATTTACTGGGAACGGGAACGCTTTGGCTGACTTGAAGGAGTTTCTTCATCCATAAAGAAATTTATCATTTTGACTACCTTCATAGGATCAGATGTTTGACACGCGAAAAAATCACCTAACCATGCGCTGCAGCGAACTCCGCTTGACGCCTCAGTTGCAATTGGAGTCTCAGGTTGCGGAGTCGCTGAGCTTGGGTCGTTAGAAATTTTATCAGTCATGATATATATTAACCGCAGAATATTATATTTTACACTTTTTATTTATTTAACTGTAAGTAAGTGTATTATATCGTAAATATATGAAAATATACTGTCCAGAATGTAAACAGCCAACAGACTACATGGAGTTGAGGCCAAAATTTTGTGCGAACTGTTCTTATTCTTTTTCTAAGGCGTCTCTCATCCAACCTATCCCGCTAATTAAGAAAAAACTTAATCCAAAATATATTGAAGTTGAGGAAGATTATGAAGACGAAGATGTCGTGGCGAATATTCCAACCATTACTCCTTTCCAATTAGAATCTGTTTCTAATATGCGGAATACTGAAAAACTAGGGAATCTAGGATTAGACAACAGCCCCAAGATGAATTTTAATAGGCCAAAAGGCAAGAAAGTAAGTCAGAAACAATTTGCAGAAGAGTGGAAACAAGAAATGACTAAGAAGGGATCAAATAATGTTGGCGGCGAACCAACCGGAGAATAAGCCAACTTTTGAGGAGTTGCTTCCAATCCTTGATCGGGAATTGCAAAAACGCGCCCATAAATGGACTTTAAAGGGTATCGCATGGCTAGATTATGATGATGTTTCTCAGTTAATCCGGTTACATATTTATAAGAAATTCCATCTTTACGATCCAAATTTACCCTTTTCTCATTGGGCTAATCGAATTATAAGCCGCCAAATTAGTAACATCCGGCGCAATTTATATGATTCACACTCTAGACCCTGTTTAAAATGCCCCGAAAATGAAGGGACGGACTTATGCCGTATTTATACTAAACAATGTAACCTATGCCCATTGTACGCTCGCTGGGAGGTCACTAAGAAACGCGCCCATGATGTTAAATTACCAGTTACTTTAGAATCTCATACTCAAGAAGTCTATGACCGGCCATCAGAATTTAATTTATCTGATATTAATATAACTAAAGTCCATAAATGCATGATAAAAGTTCTTAAGCCTTTAGAATTGAAAATTTATACTTTAATGTTTATTGAAGGATTAGACGAGGCCGAAACCGCCAAAAGAATGGGCTATACCACCAATGAAAAATTTAGAAAACCCGGATACAATACCATAACTAAAGTCAAAAAGATTATTATATTAAAATTTAAACAGGAGCGGGAGAATGGAAATATAGAAATATGACAAATTTTCAGAAAGAACAATTTTATAAACTTTATATTGAACTATCCCCAAGAGGGGCGGGAAAAACATTCAGATTGGTGAAACATGCTATAGAATTTTTAGAAAACGATATTAAAAATAAAGTTAATATTGTATCTCCAAGCAATCGAACTTCAAATTATATTAAAGAAAAACTGGGAAAACGGTTCAAATCGAGAGTTCTAATCAATAAGAATATTAAGTCTAATTCAGACAAAAATATTAAAACTTATTATGAAGAGTTTGATTATAACGATAAATTAAAGAATATCGATAAATGCGGTTATTATTGTTCATCCGTAGCCAAGATAAGAAATCTCACGAAATTAGATAATAATGATTTTCTAATTAAATTATTAAATTGTAATGGCGGCCAATATTCAAGTTATATGATAGTCGGAATTGATGAGATGAATGGCGATAAATTTTTTGAAATGTTTACGGAGGAGGAAAAACATTCAGAGGGTTTTCAATTAGAGTTTCTTAATAAATGGATGGAAATTTAATATGGAAATACTCTATTTATCTCCCGAACAGCAAGAAAAAGTCTGGAAATCTTGGACAGAAGACCAACCGCCTCCTTCAATTCCCACTTTAATCAATAAAGCCTGGCCGGAATTAGTCAATCATGACCCTAGAAGCACAGAAGGAAAAGTAATTAAAACTTTCCTTATAGAAAAAGGGGCAGCCCCGCCCACTTCTGGTTACAAAAAGAAAGGCGACCTAATTTTATCTCCCGAACAAATAGAATATATAAACAACAATTATATAACTATGAAGTCGGTCGAAATGGCTCAAGAATTATTCAACAATAAAAATCTTTCTCCAGTCTCTCAAGAAGCCCGGACAATATTTAATTATGTCAAAACTCTAAAGGGGGAAAAAACTGAGAGCAAGTTTGAAAATATTGTTGTGCCCGCAATTGTTGATGATATTATTCCCGAAAAAGATTATTCGCCGCCCACTACAATTGACAGGGTATGTTCGAAAATAAATAAGTATGTTAAAAGCGCGGAAATAGACTTTAGAAATCTTAAAGCATCCGAACGTAAAAATTGTTCATCTTTAATTTCTTACTTACATAATTTTAGGTTTATTCATCAGATTAATTCTTATTTTACAGAGAGCGACCGATCTTTATTTGAGTCAGCATTTGTTGAGTATACTTGGGATAAATATGATTTAAGCTCAGAAGATTTGGATCAATACATTATTCTTTGTAACGAAAAAATAATGGCATCCAATATATTAAAAAATATTAATCAACTTCAGAGAGAGCAGCAAAGAATTATAGATGAAGAAGGCAAGATGTCCATGACGCACGTTGAGGCTCTAAAGTCGGCCCGGACGGAATACAATGACTGTGTGAAAAGACAGCAGAATTTGTATAAGGCATTGACACAGCAAAGGAGCGAAAGATTAGATAATAAACTCAAAGATACTTCAAGCATTCTAAATTTAGTAGAACTTTGGAAAGCCGAAGAGACTAGAAATAAAATGATCAAAATTGCCAACGTTAAAAAAGAAAAACTTAGTATCGAAATTGATAGACTCGAATCTTTAGATGATATTATTGGCACAATTTTTGGATTGGACAAGTCAGAAATACTTAATAATTAAAAATGCAAATAGATTGTCCGATTTGTAATTTAAAAAATATAGATAAAAAACATCCATATTCTTCTCATAAAATAAAATATGCTAGTTTTATAGAAAAATATTATCCTAGATTTGACTTATTAACCAAAGAACCTATTAAATTTAAATCAGAAGATTCTTATGAATTAACAGATTTTAATGATAAGAGAAATTTAAAGAAATACTTGGAATTAGCAACCAAAGAGGATGGGTTATCTTATTTAAAGAATTGGGTATCAAGAAGGAAAGAAAGCAAAAGTTTAATTTATTCGCCATCTGAATTTGAATGTAAAAGTTTTTGTTTCCCTACTATTAAATTCTTGCATAAGTTTTATGGAAAGGATTCTTATAAAAAAATTTGTGAAGAAGCTGGACTAATTAATAGATATGACTATAGCCAGATACTCGAATTAGAAGAAAAAGAACTAAATTTTATAATAGATACTCGTGAGAATAGCGTTTTAGATCTACCTAATAAAATAATTCAAAAATTAGATGTTGGAGACTACACAATAGAAAATAGTGATATTATAATTGAAAAAAAATCTATAAGTGATTTCTGTGGTACGCTTTCAAAGGGATTTGATCGCTTTGCCCGTGAATTGGATAGATGCAAGAAAAACAATCAATATTTAATCATATTAATTGAAGAAAAATTTAGTAATATTACCTCTCTAGCTTATTTACCACATACTAAGAAAATTCGAGCTACTAGTGATTTTATACTTCATAGGGCTAGGGAAATACTGAGATTGTATCCAGAAATATGTCAAATTGTGTGCGTTAACAATAAAAAAGAGGCCGCGAATTTAATTCAACAAATATTTTCTTTAAAAAATGACCCCAAAACTATAGATTTTCAATATGTTTTAGATTCGGAGAAAATTATTTTAAAATAAATTATATATTTGTTCTAATACCGTATAATATATTACGAACATATGAATATTAACGTCGAATTAACAGAATATCAGGAGATAAAATTAAGAAACGTAGATAATATATCTAATTTTATTAAATTAGCCATAGACAAGCAGATAGAATTAATGGAAGCAAAGAAATACAAATTTAATGATAAAGGTGATTTTAAAGATGAGATATGGAAAGACATACCATCTTTCGAAAATTATTATCAAGCGTCAAATCTTGGAAGATTAAGATCGGTAGATAGAACGATAGTTAAAATAGATAAAAAAACTGGCAAAGAAATTTCTTTCGGTAAAAAGGGAAGGATACTAACATTAAATTTTCATCATAGCCAATATCTAATGGCAAACTTATCAAAAAAGGGAGAACAAACTAGTTGTTCCGTACATCGTTTAATAGCGATGACTTTCATTCCAAATAATAAAAATCATCCGATTGTTAATCATAAAAATGGAATAAAAACAGACAATAATATCAACAATCTAGAATGGATGAATAATTCTGAAAATGTTAAACACGCAGTAGATACAGGTTTACTCAAAAACCCGTCTGGAGAAGAACATGGGTCTTGTAAATATACGAATGAAGATATACTAAAAATGCGTGACTTGTATTCCAATGGTAAAACTCAGGTTGAAATAGGAAAGATTATGAACATGCCCAGAGCGAGGGTTTGGGAAATTGTTCATAGAAAAACCTGGAAACATATTTAATTTATGGCATGGATAACTCCCGACAAATATAAAAATAACTGTGAAGATATAAACCTAAAATTCATGAAAGAATTGAAGGGTGAATTATCTGATAAACAAGCAAAAACTACATTGGCCGAATTTTTGAGAAAAAATATTGGATTCACCGTAGAACTTATTACTGGAGGGGATAGTAAATTAGCGGAATTTCAAGAAGTATTATTAAAAGGTGTTTTAAATAGAAATTTCTCAATGTTTTTAATGGGTCGCGGCCTTTCTAAATCTTATCTTGCCGGGCATCTTGCTTATCTAGTTCCACTATTTGAACCGGGAACTAACGTAATGATAGCTGCGCCTACTTTCCGAGGAGCTAGAAATGTCTTTGGATATTTAGAAAAAATAGCTAATAGTAAAAATGCCACAATGCTGCGGCAAATGTTTGGAAGCGAACCGTCGCGCCGAAATGATTTATTAGAATGGCCAATCATCGGAAATACATGTATAAGCTCTATTCGCGCCACGCCGCTCAACTCCAAGATCAGAGGATTCCGCGCAAACTTGCTTTTGATAGATGAATATTTATTGCTATCAGAAGAAATAATCAAGAACGTGCTCCTTCCCTTCCTCGTAGCTCCCTCAAATATTAAAGAAAGATTAGAAGTTCGAGAAATAGAAGACCAAATGATCAAAGACGGAAAAATAACTGAAGATCAACGGATGACATTTCCAAATCAATCAAGAATGGTCGCTTTAACTAGCGCGTCTTATACCTTTGAAAATCTTTTTACAACCTATACAGAATGGTTAGATAATATTTTAAATGAGTCTAAGCCGGTTGGAGATGCAAAATATTTTATTGCACAAATGGGCTATAAATCTGTACCAAAATATATGGTTGATCAAACTATCATTGAGGAAGCCGCAAACGGAGGAGAAGAGAGTCCTAGTTTTCAACGAGAATATTGTGCAAGATTTTTTGACGGCGGAGAAAGTTATTTTTCGGCTAAAAAACTGAACGAACAAACTATTAAACCCGGCGATTACCCCACCCTTTTATTAAAAGGAGATCCAAAAGTAAAATATATTCTTTCTATTGATCCTAATTTTAAAGATAGCCCCACTTCTGACTTTTTCGCTATGGCTATCGGAGCAATAGATGAAGTAAAAAATGAAGTAACTTTAGTGCATAATTATGGTCGTACCGGAGCCGGACTTAAAAATCATATTAGATACTTTTTATATCTATTAAAAGCTTTTGATCCAGTATTTATTATTTCAGATAATTCTGACGGCAGATTTATTGACAGCGCCAATGAATCAGATTTACTGAAAAACGAAGGAATAAATATTCAAAATATTGATTATGATGGATCTCTTCAAGGGGAAGAGTATGTAAAGATGCTAAAGCAAGTACGTAAACAATACAATCAGGACGCAAAAAGAATTTGTTATAAACAGGTATTTAATACAGAGGAAAATAGAAGAATGAATGAACAGCTTCAAACAATGTTAAATACTAAAAAGATATGGTTTGGATCTAGATTAAACAATCATGCAGACGGACTAGAAGCCGCTATCAATGAAAGTATTCCTTACGAATTTGAAGGCAAAGATAACATTATGGATTTTATTGATATTCAAGATGATTTAATCAACCAAGTCAAAAAACAAGCAAATTTAATAGATGTTTATATCTCTGCCAATGGAAATCAACGATTCGATTTCCCACAACATTTAAAAAGATCACAATCGAGCACGAGGCCGAGGAAAGATAATTATACTGCATTATTACTTCTCATTGAAGGATTCAAGGCATATAGAGATTTAATGACTCAACCAGTTCACGAAAAATTAGAATTATTCGTCCCCCGTCTTGTCGGCGGAAGTACGCTTAGGTAAACTTTTGGGTCAATTAATTTTTTCTATATATTTTAATCTATGAGCGTAATTCCTAGAACAAACATGTCCCAATTCCCACTCATTAATTCCTAATTTTCTAAAATATATATCTATTTCATTCACGGCCCCAATAATTTCAAGTGGAACATCATATATATTATTCATAATAATAGATTCTCCTAATTTTTTAGGTGTTATCATAGTAAATTTTGGTTTTCAAAGATATTACCTATAACTTCAAAAGCTTTAGAGTTAATAACTCGTGGCAAGACTAATCCATTGATTTCTAAAACTGACCAGAACGGTATCGTGATTTTTGATTTAACAATAAAACTTCCATTATTAAATTCTATTACCCCGTTTTCATTGTCTAAATCTTTGACAATATCCCCTTCATATATTTCTTTTCCTTGTTTATCTAGTAATCCTGTCCATTGATTTATAACGCATAAATCTTTATTCACAATTTTTAAATGGCAACCGTCTTCGTAATCAAATTCATAAAAATTTAATTGTCCATCTAGCCCTACAAACCACTCGTCTTTGCTTAAAAATCTATTTAATTCTTTATGCCAGACGCGAAATTTTAATTGTCTATTTTGTGTCATATTATTTTATACCTTCTATAATTTTCGCGGCCTTAATTAATTCTCTATCATTAGCATATAAAATATCATCTTTAATATATAATTTGTTATTGGCAGCGATTAAGTCTTTAATCAGATAATCCTTCTGTAGCTTTTCGTCTAATGTCAATAAATCCATTGGGATAGAAGCTGTATTTATATCTAAAATAGTCCAATATTCTTGCATATTTTATAAAGTTTAGTCTATAAGAGAATTATAGTCAATAACAATCTGTAATAATTTTATCCCATTTTATACCTTATTATTACTTAATTAAGTGTAATATATGGTATTAAATAGTAAAATTATGAGTGAATTTATAAAACTTAGTAAGTGGGCGGCGGATAATGAAGTTGAGTACCGGGACGCTTGGAAACAAGTAAAATCGGGCGTTTTTCCTCATAAAACTAAGGTTTCTAAGACCAATCGAATCTGGGTCGAGTCCAAAGCCAATGATAAAATGAAAGAATTGACTGCGATTTCGCCTATGTTTGCGGGCGAAGTTAAACAGTCTATAGCCTCAAGACGTAATAGGGCGGCCACTCTCGAACGAACAGATGCGTTTTTTCATATTTCTAACGGGATAGATCCATTCCAGTCTGGAAGTAGAGGTGGTAATAAAAATGACTTTATAAATGTCAATGACGCTATACGTCTTACGCAAAAATGTTATTATAATTTTTCTATTTTTCGCTCAGTAATTGATGTAATGACTGAATTTTCTAGCAATAAAATTTTCTTAAGAGAGGGAAATAATAAATCTCGTGACTTTTTTGGGCAAATATTCAAAAAAATTAATATAGTTGATTTACAGGAGAAATTCTTTCGTGAATATTATAGATCCGGCAACGTATTTTTATATCGTTTCGAATCCATACCACAGAAAGAAGATATCTCTAAATTAAATAAAGCTTATAATACATCTGTTGCGAAAGAATTAATACTCCCAGCTAAATATGTAATTTTAAATCCGGTTGATATTGTTGCGGGCGGCAATATTTCTTTTTCTTCTTCACAATTTTATAAAATATTAAATGGATATGAGGTTGATCGTCTTAAGAATCCTAAAACCAAAGAGGACGAAGATTTTCTGGCCAGTCTACCGTCCAATATCATTGAAACGATTAAGAAAAGTTCCACTTCCGCTCCTCAAATTCCTTTAGACGCTAAAAATGTATATGCTATATTTTATAAAAAGCAGGATTATGAACCATTATCTGTTCCAATGGGATTCCCCGTTTTAAAAGATATTAATTATAAAGAAGAAATGAAAGAAATAGACATGGCTATTTCTAGAACTACCCATCGCGTAATTCTATTGGTTACAATGGGTTATGAAAGTAAAGCCGGGGATTATATGGTTGATGCTAAAACTATCGCTGCCACGCAAGCTCTATTCGAGAGTGAGTCAATCGGCAAAGTTCTAGTCGCGGATTTCACTACCAAAGCCGAGTTTATTGTCCCGCCCATCGCCGACTTATTAGATCCTAAAAAATATGAAATTGTAAATGAGGATATTAGAATGGGACTTAATAACATTTTAGTCGGAAAGGGTGAGAAATTTGCTAATCAACATATTCAAGTTAATTTATTCGTCCAGAGATTGATTCAGGCCCGCGAAGTGTTTCTTAACCAATTCCTTATTCCTGAAATGGAAAAAATCAGCAAGGATATGGGCTTTAAAAATTGCCCGGTTCCTTATTTTCAAGATTTCGACCTAAAGGATGAGGCAGAATTCAATAGAATTGTTATTAGATTAAGTGAAATTGGATTCTTAACTCCATCTGAAACATTTGACGCCCTTGAAACCGGACGCATTCCGACCAAGGAAGAATCAGAACTCTCTCAGGTTGATTACATTAGCCTTAAAAAGAAAGGATTCTATGAGCCTCTATTGGGCGGGGCGGAAACCCAAAAGGAATTGGCTGACGTTACTAATAAACAACAGTTAAAAATGCAGGAAAAACAGCACGAAATGAACAAAGAAATGGCGAAAGAAGAGGCTAAACTAGCTCCTAAACCAGTTCCCGGTTCACCGAATATTCCTAAAGGCCCACAAACTTCCGGCCCGGCTGGTCGTCCATCTGGAACAAAACGTAAGCAATCTACTAAGAAAGTTTCCCCAATAGGTAAAGCTAGTTTATATAGCTTATCTAAAATAAAAGATAACCTAATCACCGCCAATATCTTGTTAACTGATACGAAATCTAAACTATTAGAAAAATTTAAAATTAAAGAATTATCCCCCGAACAATCTGATTTTGCTGAGAGTTTAACCGAAGCGATAATGATGAATGAATCTATTGCAAATTGGAATAAAGATTCGGTAGAAAAGTACCTAAAGAATCCCGACCAATTCAATGATGAGGAACGCTATAAATCAATTCAAAATTTAGCATACGAACATCAAGTTGATAACTTTTTGGCCTCAGTTATATTTGAAGGAAACAAGGAAGATTAATCGTGGCTAGGAATCAATACATCTACAATCAAGTAGCTTTATTCTCAGGACCATCTCCTAGTTCTGGGATGACATGTATTTCTAATAATGGCTATCTTAATTCTGGCGTTCCCAGTAGTGAAAATTATAACCTCATCTTTCCTTTAAAAAGAGTTATATCTACTAATTTTGATTTGCAACCGGCCCGGACTAATATTAAAGAACTCGGAACGGAAGGGTTTTTGTCCCGCCCAATTTTAGAACCATCTTTGATATCTTTAAATGTTTCATATTATTTAATGGGGTTAATCAATGAAGCCCGGCTCGGTTTTTCTTTAAATATTCCGTCCGGCCATTCTAATACTGGGCGATTTTTATATGGAAATTCTAGAGTTTGTCCAATTTCAGGGATGATTACAAGAGATTTTGACAGAAGTAATGAATCATTATTAAATTGGCCTCTTAAATCCAGAGACTCTAGAAATATTTACGCTATCTCTAAAAAGGATAATGACGATGCTAAAAATTCTAACTCTTTCGTCCCGTTAACTAAGAATAGTTCACAATTTTATACCACAGCTTTTGGTGATTGTTATTTGGATTCTTATGAAACTTCTTGTTCAGTTGGCCAACTCCCTCAAGCTAATTTAAAATATACCTGCAATAATGTAATGGTTTATGATGGGACAAGCGGTTATTCTATTCCCTCAATCTTGACTCGTAATCATACTTTAAATTCTGGAGTTAAATTTTATATTCCAAATGATTATGAAGGAACTGGCAATCCAACAGTAATTTTGCCACAGGATATTTCAGTCACTATTAATCAATCGGGCGGCGCAGTTAGTAATTTAATTAATGATTTTAATGATATAAAATTACAATCTTATGCTATTAATTTTCAACTTCAGCGCGAACCTCTCTATAACATAGGTTATAAATATCCAATGGATAGAGTGATTAATTTGCCAACATTAGTAAATGTTTCTTTCGATGCTATTGCGGGCGATTTAAGGAGTTCATCCTTAATTGATTTATTTAAACAAGATAATGAATATAATTTTTCTATCAAATTAAATTATCAATCTAATACTAGAAATTTTAGCGGAACGGCTATTCAATATGATTTTATCGGAGCAAAATTTGATGGATTAAACGATTCTTTATCAACTTCTAGCCGCCGAACCAATACCTACAACTTTTCAGTAGAAATGAAACCTAATAACATAACTAATGGGTTTTTTATAAGTGGATATCTAGGGATTCCAACCAGAACCGGAGTAATAACCTATTTAAGCGGCCAGGGTGGAACTGGATACATTCTAGATTCAAGTGGTCGTCAAATCCAGATTTCAACAGCGGAGTATATCCCATTATACTAAACCGTGTAAATATATAGTAAATTTAAGTAAAAATAATAAAATAATATGCCTCAAGTAACTGATTTGCCTGGTATCACTAGATTAGCTAGTGGCGATACCTTATATGCTGTAAGAGCAAGCGATGGATTATCAACTCGTGTGACAGCGGGCAATGCGGATCAATCATTAAGTAAGAATAGGGTTGTTAATGTTAATTCTATTAATGAATTAGTAAACTTGGATGTTTCTTCTATCCCTAATAATTCTAGAGCATATGTTAAATCTTATTATGAAGATTATACGGATAGAGGTTTGGGTGGAGGGGAATTTTATTGGGCATTAGGATCTTCGGCAACTGAAGATAGTGGTAGATATTTTAAATCAGCGGGAAGTCCGTCAGCAGGAAGATGGGAGAGACTATTAAATGGCGCAGTTCCGAACGTCATGATGTTCGGAGCGAAAGGATCGGCCCAAACAAATGGACAGTATACTTTTACTTCAAATTCTCCAGATGATACTTTATCAATCAAAAGAGCTTTAAGCGGATGTACATATGGATGGTCCTCTAGATTATATTTTCCGGCAGCGACTTATAAAATAACAGATACTTTAATTTGGTCAGCCCAGCAAACTTGTTTATTTGGAGACGGATGTATCAACGGAACATTCTTAATGATGGATACTGGAATACAAAAAGATTTTCTGGTTTCTGAAGGTTATGTGGCCTTGGAAGCTCACAATGCTAATCCTACGGATTTAACAGATCCTGCTGGGGGGCATATTACAAACGATATTCCGAAGATAGAAAAAATGGCTTTCTATTATGGTGGAGCTTATCATAGAGATTTATATTCTTCTAGTTATCCCCTCCAAAATAATACGAATTCAGTTCTTACTATTACCTATCCTGGCGAAACGAATTTGATTAACGACGTTTGGCTAGAAGGTGGTAAGCATGCAATAAGAATTATTGGTCCTCAAGGCCCCGGATTAAGATTAACCAATTCCACAATTAATTCACAAGGGGAAGCAGCTATCTCAATTGAAGCTCCAATCTATAGATCACCCGGCCCATCTTGGCCATGGGTAACTGGAGGTGGGGCTGGAATGTGTACTATTGATAATTGCTCCACTGATTATCGCGGCACGAACGTTACTGGATATTCTTGGGTGAAAGTGCATAAAGGAGCGGATTTAACTTTAACAATCAAAGACGCGAAAGTAGAAGGGATGTATTCAAGCGGGATAGTAAATTATCAACATACTTTAGATGCTTCCTATGGTTCAATTCACATTAATGGTCTGAACTGGAACCAAACCGAATCAACCGGTATTCGCTATCCAGTAATCTCTCCAATGTCAGTTGTTTGCATAACTCCGGCCTCAACTGGGATGAGAGATTCTGTATATGTCAATCTTAAGAATATGGTTCTTTTTGATGTTGACGAAGTAATTAGAGATTATATTCTGAAAGATGACCAAGGAAAGCCTTACGTAGTTTACCCAACGATTGGAAGAGCTGGCGGGACAGATCAATATCAAGCACAGCATTCTCCAGTAACTCATTTCGGCCAACATAATTCTAGATACCCGACAAACGAATCTTATAGAACTACTAATTATGTCTTAAATAATCAACCAGACGAATTAATGGTTTCTTTTGAACCTAGTGGGAGAACTGGTTGGTATAGAGTGATGGAAGGAAATCTAAGCAACTCTCAAGCTTTAAATTATAACTTATCTATTTCTAATTTTTTTGAAATTCATAAATTAAATGTTTTTTCTGATAATGTTACTCAAGTTGCAGATTTAAAATCAGTATCATCTAGAACTGCTGGATATAATATAGTTACAAAAGCTAGATTGTTTCACTCTAGTTATCCAGTAGGGGGAACTGGCGGAACAACTTATCCGGTATTTTTTGATATATTTATTAATGAAACGGGATTGCAAACTTTTCAGCCCCTATTCCCAGAGTCTAGCGCGATAAGAATCCATTTAGAAAGAATGAATTCCCCACATGGAAATTATTCTAATCAATCTAATTTAATTTCTCCAATATTTCTAGGAACAAGCGGAATATCATATGAATCCGCGACTTCCAAATATCACGAAGTTGATTTAACTCGTCAACACGATAGAAGCCAAACCAATCAAGTCGGGACACAATCTATTGGTTCCACTCTATTACAAAAGGATTTACATTTATTTGTTAATTCTAATAGGGAAGCTAAATTATTTGATGCGGGCGCGACAGTTACTTTTGCTGGGGGCGGAGCTTCAACGTCTGCTCAGGGTAAACCAATATTTACCAATGGAAAATTAACTAACATAGTATTAACTACAACTGGGAATGGATATACTTCTTTTCCGACCATTACCATATCTCCAGTTACGGCAGGAAACGGATCGGCGGCTTTTGCAAGTGGACAATTTTCTCTAAATGGCGGATTAATTAGGGTCCATGTCATTAGTGGTGGCGCGGGCTATGCAGCCGGGCCATCATCTGATTCGGTTGGCTATAGCTTAACTGGGACTCAAGACAATTCAATTACGACATCTAAAATAGTTGATTTAAATGTCACTACGGCCAAAATCAATGATTTGGCGGTGACTTATGGTAAAATCGATACTTTTGCTGTTTCTGGGTCTAATATTGCAGACAATGGAATATCAACCGCTAAAATCCTAGATTCGGCTATTACCACTAACAAGGTTAATAACGGAGCTATAACTTTAGCCAAATTAGATTCATCTATCCCTTCTGGATTGTCAAAGTTATTAACGAGTGACTCAGTATCCTCTTCGGTTAGAAGATTAATTATACAGAATAATCCGACCACTCCGACTACTCAGGTTTTAATTACCGCCGACGAAATAGTAATGAAAAATCTGTCTGGACAATCTTATTTGGCAAATTCTCCAGTTATTAACCTTAACATATCTGCTAATTTTGGAGCTGGGGGTAATCTAGACACTAGTTCGGCGATTAATAATACTTGGTATGGAATTTGGGGCATTTATAATTCTGGAAGTAATTTAACCTCTGGAGTTTTAAGCCGGGCAGATGGACGTAATTTTAATTATTTAGGAACATTTTCTTCTCATGCTACCTATGGATTTGGGCCGCTCATGCCGACCGATTATTCCTATAAGTCATTACTTGGCCACGCATATTACAAAACGGCAGCGTTTGACACTTTCTTGACTCAGGATAGAAGAACTTATATTAATGATACGGTACTATTTTCTTCCAATAATGTTATATCTGATAATACTTATCAATTCTATCAGACTGGATGGGAAGCAAACTCTGTCAATCTTACAGGATTAATCCCAAGAAATTCTATTAAACTATATGGCAATATTGGCGGGGATATTGGGGGATATTCAGCTACAGCAATTGCTGCGACAAGCGGTGGATTAGGAGCAAATATCTTTACTGCTAGTGCTGGGACCTATATATCGGCAACGGGAAGCTCTCAGTTAAGAGGTCCTTCTTCGCCATTCTCTATCCCATTAACGGGTTGGGGATTTTGGTGGAAGGGTAGCTCTAACGGATCCGTTTCAAGTAATATTAGTGTTAATGGTTATGAAATATAACGTATAATATTATATGTTGATCTCTCAATCCCATAATAACTCTAATTTTAATATATCAATAAAACGAAACACTAATAAAGTTATCTCTTCTTCTGAAGATTCTTTTGGTGGTTTTGGTATTGGAAGTTACATTCAACTGGGAAATAAAGACACTCTTTTTCCAATATTAAAAACCAATAGATTTTTTTACTTTAAAGATTTTGAAGTTAATAATTCTAAGGAAATTTTAATTAAAGAAGATATTGGAATTAATTTACAATTAAATGATAATTTAGATATTATTATTGATGAATATGAATTGGTCGCGATTGAATCCATTAAAGAGACGGGCCGACAATATTTAGTTAATGAAATTTTAACTGTGGTGGGCGGCGAAACAAGTTTAGATATTAATAATGGACAGATCCGACCAACTAAATTTAAAGTTGAAGAGGTTGGTCTCATGGGCGAAATTTTGAAACTTTCTTGTGTTGACTATGGAAATTATGTGGCGGCCCCGCCCAAACAATGTAAATTAATCGGAAGTAAATCTGGAGATGCCTCCCTTTTAGAATTAAAATATAATACAATTAATAATAAAAAAGTTCTTAAAAGAGTAATTAAAGAAATAAGAATAGAAAATAATAAATCTTTTCTTAAATTAGATTATTCAATTCCGCCCGGAACCAAAGTTGGTAAATTTTCTACTGAAAAATGGGAAATGGAATTAGGAAATATTTATTTGGAAGAAACACTAATTGGAGTTAGTTACAAAATAATCAAAGATTTCACTCCTAATATTAGAATTCCTTTAATGGCTAAGAATAGCTTTTCTCCCGATAGCGTTTATAATAAAGGGGTACAATTAATTGATTCTGAAATTTCTAAATTAAGAAATGAAATAGATGAATTAAAGAAATTAATTAAGCACGGGTCTTAAATCTTTCATAGATTATTCCGCCATTTTTACTTTCACGGACTAGAGCTTGATTAATTTGAGCATTAATTGAATCTGATAATCTCTTAGCGTCTTCATTCGTAAAGGAAGGTTTCTTATCATCTTTTTTGCCCTCGTCTTGATTAGACGCGATAGTAGTAGATTGAGTAGAATCTCCATTTCCAGCAATAGTAATGTTGGTATTAACACTTATATTTACTCCAGCAGATTGGGCCGGGCCGCCTGATTGTTTTGTATTATTGTCTCTAATTTCTTGAGTTAAAGATATTAACTCCATTAAATATTTAGGCATATCATCCACCTTTACAGGAGAAGAATTACCTACATAACCACCATCAGCAAACCCACGCGGAGGCCGCCCAGTTTTATTAAGAGAATCGAAGAATCGAGTTCCAAGAGTATCTACGACGGGTTTCTTAACAACATACTCGCCGCCCATTAACATTGCTGGGTATTTATCCATTGAAGATTCTGCCCCGAATACTCCGCCATTAGTAAAGCCACGGATTAAACCTCCATTAGCTTTTTTAAGATATGCTGCATCTAAAGCATTTCTATAAGCTGGGGATATAAACTTTTGATAAGTTCCGGGTGACGAATAAGCTGCTTGAGTACCATATCCAGAGAACCCTTCCCCAATAGAATTATCAAATTGAGTTCCAGCTTTCGGAGTATTAGCCTTACTTCCATAGGCACTAACTCCCGCATTAAATAACGCGATTCCAAATGCTCTATAAGCATTTTGTTTTTGAACTTTTTCGTATTTTCTTAATGTATTGGCATTTTCTGCGTCATATTTTCTCTTATCATAGATATAATTTTCTCTAGCAAACTTTAATGCATTCTGAGGGTTATTTTCGTCAGTTAAAGCAATAGAAGATAGATTTGGGTCAATATTAAATGCTCCGTCAGTCGGACGCAAAGGGTCGCCAGTTGTAGCAAATTCATTATCGAATCTCTTAATGAAACTACCTCCGCCCGCGAAACCTTTAATATTATTAATTCTATCTAAATTGCCCCGGCCAAGTTTATTTACAGATGATTTTTTAATTACATATTCGCCACCACTTAATAGTGCCGGGACATCATCTTTCGTTCCACTTCCCATATTAACAAATCCGCCACTGGCAAATTTTTGAATCAATCCACCATTAGCTTTGCCGGAACTGAATAGTGAACCTAATAAGTTAGTCAATATAGAAGACTCTTGGCTTCCGGTGCTTCCTTTATTGCCGCCGCCAATTCCAACTTTGGATAAACCATCAAATACCGCCCCGAATATTGAATCAAGGGCTAGATTGACATTCTTGACCGCGATATTATTGGCAAAATTAAGGAAGGATTTTTCCAATGCTTTACCCAGACTTTCTCCATTTTGGATAGCCGACCCGAATGCTTCTTTGAAAGTATTTTTAAAGTCTTCGCCAAATTTTTCATTATTCTGGCTCATTGTATCCCAGAATTCAGCGGAAGTGAATTGAAGGCCGGAAGTTAGGTTATCTAACTGGTTAATATTGGAACCCTGACCTTTTGAAGATAAGCCTTGATTCTGGTCACGAATTGCACGAAGACGATTTTGAGCAAATTGTAAAGATATTTTTTCTAGTTCATTAGAGTGCTTAAGTCTTTCATTGGATTTATCTTGTTCTTCTGTTATGTCTTCTTTAACTTTTAATAGTTGACGATTATCAGATTCTAAATTATCTACTTGATTTTTATCTATCGGGCCAAAGACATTTCCAAGTTCTGAAATCTTATTTTTATTATTACTTATAAGATTATCTATATTACTTTTGTCTTTAATATTTTGGAATTGGTCCCCAGATTTTCTTAATTTTAATAATGAAGAGTCTGTAAAGTTAGATACTGCATTTTGTTCAGTTAATTTATTTAGTTGAAAAGGATTTGCCCCGATTCTATTGAGTTCAAAAGCATTATTTCTTTGTAATCCTTTAAAGTTTAACTGTCTTTCGGATTCCCTTAGAATATCTTCACGACGAAATTGGTCATTTATTTCACTATTTCTATTATTAGACCGATAACCTATATCGGCAGCATTATTCTCAAATTCTTTATTAATCGAAGTATCCTGTATTTCCTTTTCTCTTCGTGACTGGTATCCAACAGTTACAGAATTAGACGCTGATTTGGCCAATATACCTTGACTGAAAAAATTATTTTTAAAAGCCTCTAAAGATTTTTCATCAGTTCCAACATTTTTAAATTGAGAAGAAATAAAGTCTGGGACAGGACTATATCTATCGGAAGTAGACGAATCCCCTTCCTTAGAGGTTTTGTTTTGATAAAAAGCTGCAAAAGAAAGCGTCGGTTTACTAATCTTACCACTAGATAGATCATTTAATTTATCTTTAAGATATTCTTTATAATTATCAATTGCAGTATTTACACTGTCGGATACCTTAAGAAGTAGTTCAGCATTTTTAGATCGTTCCTCTAGTTTTCTTGAGATTTCATTAACATCCGATTCTGTTAAATTCCCATTCTCAGACTTTTCTTTTAATAGTTTATATATATCATCATTATTTAGCAATCCAGATAGACTATTTATCTTTCTGTCTATTAATTCTTTTTCTCCGGGACTAATTCCGGTATCTAATGATTTTCTGGATAATTCATTGAGTTGTTCTTCGTAAGAAGAAGTAAAACTTTTGGAAACTTTACCAATGAATGATTGAGATGAAGATTGAAGGTCTCTTTCTCTTTTATTCTGTATTTTCGATAAAGATTCCTGCGTATCTAATTGATTATCTAGTTTTAGGTTATTTGGATCGGCAGCCAATGATAATTGTTTTCGCCCCGCAAACTCAATTTCTTTCTTAGACGCTCTCCCGGCTAGATCGTAAGATTGAATAATCGCATTTTTCTCGAAAGAAGAGCTTATATCAATAATACTTTTAGAAAATTTTAATAACCTTTCATTTAAATTATCTATTTCTTGAGCATTTTTAGATGCATTTAAATTAATATTTATCATCGCATCGGCATAATCCTTAAGTTTTTCAGTCTGAAAAGATTGAGTAAATTTATCGGTTAGAGGTTTATCCCCAATGACTTCTTCAAGTTTTTGTAAAGACTTTATATAATCTTCTATATTCTTCGTAGCTATCTTATCCTGAGAAATTTCTGGTAAAACATTTTTATTTAATTTAGATATAGTTTCTGAAATTGTAGAAGATTCATTTATTCCACTTTTTATGAATAAATCTTGCAATTTTTTAGCCCCTCCATCTTTAGCATACTCGCTCCCTAACAATCCAGAATATTTATTCTGAATAATTTGAGAAAAATCTGATTTTTCTAAGAATTCTTTTGCTGCTAACTCATACTGAGACTCTATATTTTTTTGCAGATCTGGACTAAATGTTGCTCTTAAACTAGAGTCTTCATCATAAATCCTTGCTCTATTTTTTGAAACCTTATCTAATCTTTTTTTATCATCTTCATTTAAGTTCTTTTCCCCACCAAAAATAGTCAAATTGTCTTTTCTTGATTTCTCCAATAATTCCTGATTAAATTCATTACTTCCAATTAATTCACGAGCTTTATTAAAATTGCGAGTAGAAGTCGCTTCAATAATAGCTTTTCTATTTGGGGTGTCACTAGGTAGAGTAGCCAGAGACAAAGCGTTTGCCGTTCTTAATTGATTGAATTGTAACTTATTGCCCTTAAAACTGTCTAATTGCTCTGCCGTTGTAATATAGCCGCTAAATGAATCGCTAGTTTTTCTATTTAGTTCTATTGTCTTTTCTAACTCTCTCTGCAAATCAGGTAACGTATCAGTAAAAGCATTAATAATTC